CCAGTTCCTCTATCAGGCCGGGGAACTCTTGGGTCAAGGCAGACTTCACCCTTGATTTTGCCCTGTGGCTGGAATACAATGCCCTGAACGTGGCAATCTTGGCCTCTGAACGGGTTTCAAGCCTTGCGATTTCCTGCACCAGTTCGTAGATTTCACCACTGCTGGCCTTCTCTGCAAAGCGTGTTTTTGAAAGTACCGCACTATTACCCCCAATCAACCTCTCATCTCTCATTAACCCTAGCGCCAGCATCTTCATCTGGCAGTTCTTAATGTCAATACTTGCCACTCTTTCTCCTTCAATCTTAACAAAATCCAAAAAAGGTCCAGGAAGGCTCGTCATGTTGGAGAACAGCCTGCCGTTCTTGCCAATCCTTGCGTAGATGTCCCCGTTTTTAAGCTCGTCCAGTGAGCGTGTCCAGGTTTCTCGGATGTCAAGCTCTTTTTCTGCGTGGAACTGTTCTTCCCGGCAAATCCGCACCCGTTTGTCCTTGTGGAACATTTTTTGGCCATTGCGCTTTGCTATCTCCCGTTGCTTGTCCAAGCTCATCACCTTTCCAGTCGGGCTGTTGCCTATCCTGCACTTTGCGGCCATGAGGTCTGCCGAGATTTTTCCGTCAACCGCTATCTTGGCCATGTATTCTTGGTTGGCTATCCACTGCTCCATCCTGAGCATAGCGCCGGTTCTGTCTATTTCGAGGTTCTTGATGACTTTGAGCGTCCCTTCCTCCACAAACAAGAGCGGTGCCTCATCCCCGTACTCGACCAGTTCGATGGCGTCGTCGCCAAACATTGTTTGGTTTATTTTATACCTTTTGCATTTGCCTTTTCGTCCGTCCGTGTAGAAGAAATAGTAGTCGTCCACTTCGAGGATGCCGAGTTTTTTCATCGAGTTCACCACCAGATGGTAGTTGTTGCCGAGCATTTTCTTCAGGTAGTTTTGGGACAACGGGACGTACTCGTGGATGTTCCGGCCAGTTTTTATCTGGTTTCGGATGATGGTGAAGGAAAAAATCACCGTCTTTGCCTTTATTTTACCCCTGTACTTATTGGAATTTATGCAGTCCGCCAAGTTTTTTGGCAGTGCGGCCCTTTTTCTGGTTGAAAAAGTCGGCGGATGTTGTATTTTTGTAGCTGATAACATAGAACCGTAAAGTTAGCACATCTGACGATATTTCCAAAGAAATCGCTAATTTTTTACGCAATACCCAAGAAGTCAGCTTGGGTATTTTTTTTGGATACCAAGGCCACCACATTTCTGTGGCGACCAAGGCAATCCAAAGAAATCTTTACTCATCATCCCCATCCGGGTCACTCTTCTTCATGTCGGCCAGATAATCCTCTTCGCTTGGCAGCTTGTCCAATGGATATATCGTGTGTTGGCCATGAAACTCGGAGATGAAAACATTCTCCTTGAAATCAATGGTGTAAAAGCCTTCGCACCATTGAAGTGCTTCATCTTCGTCGGTGTGAACCACGAACTTCACTTCTCCGTCCTCAATCATTTTGTGGATTCGAGAGCCACAGTCACGGCTAAGGTACGGGTAAACTTTCGTCCATTCTGGCGTTTCGTCAACCAGCTTCCGTTGCTCGTCATTGATGAGCGGAACCTTGTCAAGCTCCGATTGGTACTTGGTGAGGTCGCCGGATTTCAGGTATTCAAGGATTGATTTGCCCTGTCCGTCAGGATAGCCGTCCCATTGTCCGTACTGTGCGATTTTCACTTCACCTTCCTTGTTGATTACTGTTTGGAAATGTCTCGTTCCCATGATTGATATTTTTTTTGATTGTTGAAAAATTAGTTTAAAAAATCCCGGCAACCCACCAAGAATCCATTTCGCTGGAGGGTAAAAATGGGCTGCCATGGATTGTTATTTGATTAGTTTGCGAGGGGCTAACACCTTGATAGCCTCACCATTAAGTTTATTACCGATGCTTGATTCGCTGAACGGCCAGTAATTGTCGTCTATGTTAATGTACTGGTCGCCTTCCTCTATCACATCCCCCTCCACGAAGGGGCGGTAACGGGGTTCTGCCGATATTTTTCGGCGAAGTAGTTTGTCTTGCGCAGCCATTGGCCCCAAAATATTCCCAATGTCATCGGTATTCACTTCCCATCTTCCTGGCCAAATCTGTTCCTCATCACCCTCTTGGATTGTTTCACCCGCTTCAAGGTATCGGTATTCGCCGATTGGTTCCGTTGGTTCATCCTCAGCCGGTACTTCCTCGTCCTCCTTCGTGTTTTCCCAGTCAATGTTGTCGCCGAAGTCGTTCATGTACTGCTGGTGTTCGTGGCAATGTTTCGCTTTTGCTGCCTCGGCCAGTTTATCATCAATTTGTTCGTCGGTAAGCCCTGTTGTGTCAATTATCACCCTTATCAGGGGCGAATAGTTCACAAGGAAGGCTACCCTGCCTGTAAATTGGATTTCACGGCGAAACTCATTACTTAACTCCTCCATCCTCGTAATTGCTTCATCGCCATTTACTTTGCTTATCTTTCGCCATGTTCCGCCATTGAAATCTTCGTCGAAGCATTCATCGCCAGCTTGTACGGTTTCGCCTTCTGTCAAAAATCTGTACTTTTTCATAATTGATAAATTTTTAAGTGTGAATTGATTAGTTGCTGCGACGGGATTTGAACCCGCATACATCAGGACATGACCCCGACTCTTTCGGCCAATTAAGTTACGCAGCATTGTTAAAAAATCCCGGCAAATCCCAAGTGAAAGTTCAGGGGCGAAGCAACCTTCCTACCCCTGCTTATCATTCACTCAAAAATTACCATGTTTATTCGTAAATCCTATCCGCTCCCACATTTGACCGCAGATAGACCTTTTTGACAGTCCCCTTTTCCAGAATCAGAAGATAGTGCCCTGCCGAAGTCTCCACTTCGCAGCTATCCACCGACTTTGACTGAAAAAGGATTTGTTCCAGCCATTCCTGGCCATTCTCCGACACTTTGAGCTTTCCGGGGAGCAGTTGGATGGCCGATGGGCAAATGCGCTCCTCTGTGCCGTCCCTGTCCTTTAAGATTAGTTTGTCGAAGCTCCCGCTTTGGCACCTCACTTTTACAGTGAAAAGCAGTCCGGCAATGATTAGCAGGATGATGGGCCAAAGGCTTTTGATGTTGTCTTTCATGTGATATTGATTTTAGTTGTGATTGGATTGCCGGGATTTTTCAACCTTCATCTTCCATCAAATCATCAGTTAGATTTTCAAGATATTTCAACTTCTCCTCTCTTGTCATACCTTCTCTTGGCCATTCGACCTTTAAGATGGCGTCCCTTACTTTTTCGTCCTTAGCTTGAGCTGCCTTTTTGTCAAGTTTGTAGCCCTTTCGGCTGTTTAGCCTTTTGATGATTTCTTCGTCGTGGTTGTGGAAACTCATTTTATTGGTATTTAGTGGATGTACTTGCATCCGTGATTGATTTTTTACCTACTCCAGTCATTGAAGCCTGACATAAACCCAATGGGGTCTTTCCTCCTTGTCAGCGTTCCAAGCTCCCGCCTGTTGTAGGCGTTTCTAACCACTTTGTCGCTGGCAAGGTAACAAAGGTCATCTAATGCGCTTTCTTCGCTGTGGATGTCATTGAGTAGTTCGTTGAGATGTTTTTCGTAATTCTTTTTAGTCTTTAGCATGGCAATTTTAAGTTTTCCCACCAAAAAATCCCGGCAAACACCAGTATTTATTGATAGTTTGTTAAGAAAAGAACCACCAGCGGCGAAGCACTAAGAACGTGCAAGGTAGTGGCCGCTGGGGTGTTGGTTCCGATTACGTTACGTCTTTGGTTTTGGTGTTAATGATAAACGAGTTTGTCAATCTCGCTCGGTTCCACTTCTTTGAAGCCGTGAGACTTGAGATAGTTTTCTGTTTCGTAGCCTATCTCTTGAAAGTCTGGGAACTGCCTGAAAATCTTGGCCACATTTTCTATTGGCGAGTTTATCCAAGTTCCAGGATAAGTCCCCGAAAGTGTAATGTAGGGCATTTCCAGTTTTACTTTGTTGCCGTTGGCGTTTACAAGGAAAACGATGTCCTTGTTTTCTTTTTTGATTTTTGAATATTCGTATGGCATGGTATTTACTTTTTAGCGGCGGTAAAATTTAATGAAGGTCAAATCTTGGTTGTAGGTAACTCGCAACTCAGGGCCAATGCCCCAGTATGCCCCGCCTTTGTCGTACCCTTCGCAAAGCTGCACCTTGCGGTCAAATGTTTTGCCTGTGTCGTACCACTTTCCGTTTTCATGGAAGTATTCACCTTTGTACTTGGTGGCGATGGGGCATTCATTCACGTTACCCCTACCCATTGGCGCACCCCGTTTGCAGTCCAGCTTTTCAACTACCAGTTTAAAAAGCCCTGCACTGGTCGCAATTGTCGAGGCTGGCAACGTTGCGAATTCATGGTCAAACACCCTCACAACGGCGCAAATTGCGCTCGGTGGGCAATTCAGCGTTCCCGGTAGCGTCTCCAAAAGTGTTTGCTTGTCGGTGGATGTTGTTTTTAGGTAGTCGAAGCCGTTGTCGTGCTTGACTTTTACAAAAAAGTTTTGCATGGTATTTAAAATTTAAGTGTGAAAAAATTAGTTTACTAAAAAATCCCGGCAAAATCAAAGGTAAAAACGGGGCAAACAAAAACGCTTGCCCCACTATTCTACCATGTGCAATTATACCTGTTTGCCGTCTTCGTCGAATTCGTATTCGTTGGCTTCGCAAGCATCTTTGAAATATTCCATGCTTGACTGCCATTCGGAATCGGCGTCCAATGCCTCCTCCCATGCGTTCCCGCATTCGTTCATCAAATCCATAAAGTCGGTGTTTTTGTTTGGCTTTTTGAGGAAGGCGTAGATAGGGGCAAGGATAGAATCGTCCATGCAATATCCGGTCATTACGCAAGATGTTTCAAGCTGAATTTTGGAATACCTTTTTTTGTAGTGGTATTTCCTGTTTTCATCATAACGACCACTAGTTGAGTAGTATTTGCCTTTGAACAAGTCCATTTTGTAGTTATTCCAAATGTAGGTCGCAAGTCGTTGTCCGGTCAAGTTCTCCACCGATTCCTCGCCCGTGAACGTTATATCGTTCCAGTTCCTACCGTTGTTTTTTACCGGAAAAATGTCAAGGAATTTTTTCCAGCTATCCAAATTTTCCTCGCTCCAGTCGTTCGGATAACCTTTTGACAAGTATTCGTTGTGGGCGTTCTCTTTTGCTTTGTCGCTTAGTTCAGCGAATTGATAGGCTTTGATTTCAATTGTGCGCATGGTTGATAAGTTTTAAAATGTTATGGTAAATTGTGCCTGTTGTCGGTACTGCCCCGACTTTTCCACTGTTAAGGCGTCCTATTGATACTATCTCTTAGACGAAAATTACCCGGTCGTGGCGTCCTCTCATTTATAGACGAAACAGGTTAAAAAATCTCGGCAAAACCTAAGCCCTGCCTAGTTTGTGCGGCCAAAGGCTTGCACCAGTGGCGTTAACCTTTGGCCGCTTGGGTGTTACTGAATTTCCTGCAATTGTTCAATTTCGCTATCCGTCCAAATTGAAGACACATTCAGCCATTCCTTGCAAACTGCCTTGTAAGTCTTTTTTGCCGTCCGGCTGTCTGTGTCATAGCCAAGGTCGCTGCAAAAGTTTTCAAACGTTCCCGGATCGTATTTTGTGAGGCAAGCTAAAATACTGTATGCGTCCGGGGCTTTTGGATAGTGGATAATATCACTTTTGCCGTTGTTCAGAAATTGCCCCGAACTTTCACGTCTTACAAATGCGAGAAGGTTTGAGCGCTCCCAATCCAGTTTTTTACGGTCAATTTCGACCTTGCGCCGCCCCATCGTGTAGTAAAATCCGCTATCATTCAATGAATTGCCAAATTTTAGCTTAAACTCGCGGCTGCCCCGCTTAACGGTGACGTCGTAAATATCCCGCCTTTCTTTGTCTCCAGCGAAATGATAGTCGTTTGCGGAGAAAACTATTTCGATAGTTGTGTCGGTAGCGGCCAAAAAGTCGGCGGCCTGTTTTTGATAGTCTTGCATGGTAAGATTAATTTTAGAATGTGATTAAAAAAGTTTGCCCCGTTGTCGGTATTGCTCCGGTTGTCATTCGCTGCAACGGGTGAAAAGTTAAGCGCAAAATTTCGGCTGTGTCCAATTTGCGGCCTGTTCCTGTGAGATTTGCCGGGATTTTTGAAGCATATCAACGAAACAGTTCCACTCAAAGCGCAAAAGTGGTTTATCGGTCTTGTCTAGGCTTGGTAGAAACTCCGCTTTAAACTGTTTCTCAGCCGTTGTTTTTGTAATTGCGTCCGGTATGTAGTCGGGGTTTTCAACCTTGCGGCCCTTTATCCTGTATGGGATATGTGGCACATTTTCTTTGTAGCACTTTATTTGCGCCCTTGCTTCTCTCAATGTGGCATCGGTTGTTTCGTCCTCCCAAATGCCGTAATAGTAGCCTTGTATGGCATATTCTTTGATGAATTTTGGATTGTAACGCATGGTAAAAGTTATTTTAAGTGTTAATAGGTCAAAATTCCCGGCAAAAGAAAAGTTTTAAAAGAGTAGGGCGCAAAGAATCGCCCTACTGCCTAAAAATCTATCTCTCATGCAAAAATTTAGGTTATTGGTTCGTTGCGGTAGAATTTGATGAAGGTCAAGTCTTCGCTATATTTTACCCGTAAATTATCAGGGAATCCCCAGTATGCCCCTCCTTTATCGTACCCGCCACTGTCAAGCGGTACTTTTCGGTCAAAAATCCTACCTTTTACGTTGTAGTATTTTGTTCCGTTGTGAAATTCTTGTACAACATCCGGCAAGGTGTTAAACCTTCCCATCGGAGCGCCGTATTGAGTATTGCATTTTTTGATTATCATTTTGAACAGTTCGGAGCTTTTTACTTTTTGCATGGAATGAATATTGAAAAGGTGAAAGGTTGAAAAATCCCGGAAAATCAAAAATGGCCGATAGGTTGGTGCATCTCAATGCAAGCGATACCGTGCGAAGTATCACGGCAAGCGAATGCAATGTAGTTATCTTGCGAAGGCCTACCAAATGCGTACCAGTATTGGCCTTTTGCGTCTGAATAGACAAAGCCAAGTATTTTTCTGCCGTTTTTTACTAATGTCTTTTTCATGTTGAGAAGATTTTAATTGTTTGCACCTTGTTTGCATCGAAGTACGGGCGCAAAGCCAAGTTAGGCAGTCCCGCAAGGTGTTTGAATGTTAGGCTATTTCAAAAATTTCTGGCATGTATTCAATTGGCATTCCTGTATTATTCCAATCGGTTATGCCAATCGTCCCATCGTCCAATTTAAACCTAATTTGTCCAGCATTTTTTACCGTTCCAGCTATCAGGTGTGCGGCTTCTTTTTTTGTGAGACGTTGAAAGTCGCAACCATAAGCGTATTTATTAAGTCTCCAAAAACCAGTTCCAATTGGTAGAATTACTAATGTAACTTGCATGGTAAGTTAAATTTAAGTGTGAGAAATTGCACCTTGTTAACATCAAAGTTCACGGTAGATCCGCAAGGTGTATTATAAGCGTTCAGTCGCTTCTACGATTTGCAACGGTTGAACATCCCCGTATTAAGTAGAAAGACTATCTACTGCAAATCGGTATCGTTTATTTTAGTTTGTTTGGACGATAACCACCAAACAAACAGGGCAAAAAATCCCGGCAAACAAACTAATTGCTAGTAAGTTTGTGGCCGTTGAGCGGAATACTTTTGCCCAAAGAATGTCAACGTCTTGACTGTTATCAGCCGCAAGACACATTTTCAAGTCAATGAATACGGTAGTTGATAGCGTAGGCATTCGCCGTCTTGCAAACTCAATTGCATCAATCACAGCTCGGCCAGGCCGGTAAAAAATCCCGGCAAACAAGTGATAAAAACAGTTGTACTTTGTAACGTCTAAAATCGAAGAAACGAATGTGAAAACCATTTAGGCACTGTTCGCAAGGTCGCTAGTAATGTGCCGTATTTTCACCCACATTGAAAGGCTTAGAATCTGGTCGAAATTGTAGGGATGTTTAAGCCCTGTTAATCTGTCCGTATCGCTGCGCTTTCGCTGTTTGATGATGCAAAGATGGGGTAAGAAATTGGATTTGTCAAGCCTTTGAGAATAAAATATTTACTTGGTAACGATATGAAATCGCATAACTCATTGATACTCTAAGCATAACAAGTAAAATGGAAAAATGTAAGCAATGGTAAAAAATCCCGGCAAACAACAAGCCATCCTAAAGAATCAGCACTAAGAAGGACTACCAATACAAGGAACACACAAGAAAGTAGCACAGAACGCAGCAAATAGGGCAAGGATAGGCAGCAACAACTCAAAGCAGGGGCAGCAATAGCCAAGAGGTGCAAGATAGGGCGAACAATGGCCAAATGTGGGAGGAACAAAGCCAAGAACCAGGCAATAGTGGGAGAAAATAGCAGGAAAACAGGCTTAATTGGTGGCTAGGTGTAGATTGTAGGACGATATTTAGGCGGTTTGTGGGGTGTGGTGGGAATGAGAGGCGAGGAAGGGGAGGATGGGAGGGGGTGGGGTTGTTCCACTACGCCAACACTACGTCACTTAGAAGTGTGTGTTCTACACTTATAACCTGACCTCCGAACAAGTGTAGAATACACACTTATCTAACACCTAAATTGCGCTACTGTGATTAATCACATTAATCACAGTAAGCGTTTCACTCTCACGCTAATACAGTAGATAAGGTGTTCATTATCAATTAGTTACAACATTTCACGCCTGATTGAGCAAAGAGGTATTTAGACGCTGCATTGCATTCAGCCGCAAGGTTTTACGCTAATGGAGAAAAAGCAGGCAATTTGGCATGAAAAAAGAGACCCCACCCGGTATTGAATCCCGCATTTCTTTTGTTGAGCCGTTTCTGAAATCGTAGGGATAACCCCCACTCCCTCCCCACACCCAAAAATTTTTACGATGGCTGCACAAAAAACTCCAATGTAGTAGCCCAAAATCCACCCCCACCCCATTTTTTATACAAACTTTTTTCACCCACCTATTTCATTACGCCAAAACATTCGTACCTTTGTGGGGTCCAAACGACACAACGGTATAAATGAGGCAAAAAGTACAGAAATTCGACATCAAGAAGCTCAGAAAGGCGCTCGGGATGACCCAAGCAGAGGCAGCGTCGTCTTTGGAGATGTCCACTAGGAACTATCAGCGGGTGGAATCCGAGTCTGTCAGGCTCCCGGTTTTGACCCAATTCATTCTGGCGAACGGCGGCAAGTTTAAGGTGCCCCAGAATCCATTTGAGGTTTTTGAGGTTGGTGAAGCTATTTTCTCACAAAAAGACTTTTTGGTATGAATGGAATTATCGGCAATAGAAGGCTTTCGGATTCTCCGCACACTGGAGCTGGCGTGTACTTCCTTTTTGACAGGGACAACGAGCTGCTGTATGTCGGGATGTCAGAGAGTAATTGCATGGGCAGGGTATTGTCGCACGATAGAGAGGGTGTGATACTGTATTCTAGCTACTTTATCATCCCACTTCCGGTCGCCTTGGTTAAGCAAGTTGAGGCTTACCTGATAGCTTCACTGAAGCCTCGGATGAATAGGCTTGGGGTTGATGATGGCAGGAACTTGGGGTTGATAAAAGAGTATTGGACTGGGCTTGCGAACAGGGCTGGACTTTTTTTAGACTTCTTTTGTGACGGCACAATAGACGGGTTCATCTATCCCTGTGACATTCCTGTCACAGATAATATGTGGGTTAGGTCTGGTAATTCGTATGTAGTGGGGCGGGCAGGTGGCCGCAGCTTTACCGCAATGACGGAGGGTGGGAATGACGTTTTAGTTGTACATGCTCCGTGTGAAAGAATAGAGCGGGACATCTGTTTAGTCTCGATAGATGGATCGGCCAACAGGGCTCTTAGTGGAAGTATATCTAATGTAGCCACATTGACTGTACTCGAATACTTGTCCATGAAGAGTATCGAAGAAATCAGGGCGTCCGGCTTACTGTTCGGCTCAAATTCTGAATTCAATGAGTGGTCAGCTCACTCTATGTTGTTTGAATTTGAGCTTGATTGGTTACTTTCTGAGTTCAGGGCTGGTAATGTACTTAATGCTGACAATGTGTATGATTTGGTAGCCTTCCACTCAAAGAGGAGTTCTATGCCGGCAACAGGATGGTGAAGTTCTCGGAGCTTGTGTTGCTTCCTTCGGCTTTCTAGGTTTTACCGGCGTTTTGCCGGGATTTTTCAATAATAATCAAAATGTACAAATCAACCAAAATACTTTTCATAGCCTTTTTGATAGGGCAGTCTAGTTTGATAGCAATAAAGGTTCTCTGGCCTACTGAGATGTCCTGGCTGACCACTTTTGCGCCTACACTAGGCGTGCTGGGCGGGTTCATTGTGGCCTGCATAGCGCTGTCTTTCGTCACTGGTTTTTGGAAGTGGGTTTTCAACTGTAAAAACGACAATAATGGATAATCAAATCAAGTCCCGTTTCTTCGGCAGCTATATTGGCTGCAAATACCAGTACATTAACCCGGACTTTCCCAAAATGACCCCTGCAATTTTCACCAATTGCGGATTAATTGAAGATGATGGGAATTACAGGGTTAGAAATGAAAACGGGTTTAACAAACAGGCTTTTGAAGATTGCCAACTAATCCTTCGCCCCCTTCCCTCAATCACCGATGAAGAAGCGATTGCAGCCCTTACTAAAGCAACTGGGCTATACTTGTGCGATGTTGATAGAAACGAAGATAGGATTGTTGCAGTTGGCGTAAACCATTCTTCATGTGCTGTAATTTGGCTTAAAATATCAGTAAATCAATCTGGAACATTCATTCAGGCTTGGAATGATATTAAGGGGCATTCACAACCTGATTGCCACGATTACTTGGCTGTGGACTACTTACGCTCCCTCAATTTCTGCCTCCCATTCAACTCGATAGACCCAATCGAAGCTGGTTGGGCAATCCTAGAAACAGTTAACCAGCCTACGGGCGCAAACAATCAGGAATGAGCGACATAGAAAAACATGGTTCAACTTGGCTTGGTAGATTGCTGGACAAAAAAGCAAAATACAAGGCTGACAAGGAAATGAACGACAAGATTATTAATGAATCCTGCACCTGCACTGGCAGCTATCAAGTAATTGGATGCACTGCATACGATAGCGGAAAGTGCATCTGGCATCCTGGTAACGACCCCTACGGTTTGAAGGATAGGGAATGGGTGAACGGCTTTTTCGTGAAAAAATCTAACCAGCCGCAAGGCGAAACACCAACCCAATGACAGAATCAAATCCAACCTGCCAATCCAATTGCATCCGTGATACAATGGAATCCGGCCTCTGTGATTGCTACAACAACGACGAACACCCAGCTTGCAGGGAAGAAAAATGGTCAAACGGCAGATGCTTTCTGGTCATAGCTGGACTGGTTGGTGTAAGCTGGGGGATTATTTTCTGGCTTGCCGGGATTTTTTGACTAAATGTAAAAGAAATGAGTAAATTCAAAATTGGGGACAAGGTGAAACATCCATGCGATTCAAGCGCTTTCGAGGTTGTTGGAGTCAGGGAAGCCGAAATTGAAATAAAGGGGATTGGTCCGGCGGGACACAACCGTGCAATCAGGCTGGATGGGTTCCGACCGAAACAGTGAAGCCTTACGATGAGACAAAGGTTGTTTATTACATAAACGGGAAGCCTCACAAAAATGGAGTTCCGATTTAATCCACCACAATGGAACAGAAATTCTCAAACAGGGTGTGCGCAGCCATAATCGTGTCGCTTGTTGTGGCCGTGGCCGCATGGGCTGCTATCTTCTTTTTTGCCGGGATTCTTTGACAAATGACCCGCCACCGCCCCATACCCCCTAAAAAATCAAAGATAATGAAACCGTGCGCCGTCTGCGGGCTGGAATTTTCGATAGACGACCTTACTATCGACTGGAAAAACTTCCGCTTGGTGTGCAAAAAATGTAAACTACTGGCAGTTCAGGACGAAGAGGGCTGAGTTTGCCGGGATTTTTTAAGAAATAACATGCGAAACGTATCGGAATTAACGACAAAAGAAGGTGCTGGCCTCTGGAACGCCTGTATGCCGAAACGTTATTGCCCGTTCAACGGCAATTCCTTTCATCATCCGGCAAATGACAGGACGCCAGAAAGATTTTGCTTCATGTACGGCGTTGAGCGGCTTGGCGTACACTTTGACGGGTACATCTGGGCAGATTGCGACCTTACCAGTAGGATTGAGGTTGACGAACAGTCTGCGACGGACTACCTGACCAGCATTGGTATTGAAAGGTTTTCACCAAAAAATCCAGGCAATGACAAATAACCTCCACGGACGCAATTTCTCCGCAGAAATCTACGGCATACCAGTCCTTGGCACCATATCGGTGGGCAAGCTGGGCGGAATCTACCTCTGTCAGGATAGGCTTGCCGGCGGTGGCTTTAACTGTGACGATAAATTCGGCTACGAATACACTTGGTACGTCACGGAAGGCGGACTATGTGACGAAATCACCAACCTCAAAATCCTCCCATCCGCCCTAGAATACCACGCCCTGTTCACCAAAATCCTGTCCAATACCGGCACTGCCTGGCAGGACGACGGCAGTTACTGGGTGGTGCCGGACGAAGTGGCGGCAGAGATTACGGCTTTTATGGACAAAATAGAGGCTGTGGATGTTGAAAATCTTGGAGAATCTAAAAATTAATAAAAATGAACGCAGAAGAATTTATATCAAAGACACAGGAAGGGAGGCATGACACTGGAGCTGACCCCAGCGGATTTTCGTATAGCCATAGCCTCGTTGTGAAATTATTGGACAACTATGCCGCCCACTGCGAGGAGTCTGCTTGGGTCGATGTGAATGATTCCTTGCCAGAACGCTGGGACGGCTATCCATTATCAAGGAATTGTTTTTTGTTTAATGGGAAGGAATATCTGATGGGATTTTACAGCTATGCGCATTCCCAGTGGGAGTCGGACGAGTACGCTCCGATTGAAGGAGTCACCCACTGGCGACCCCTCCCAAAAAATCCCGGCAAATGACCCTCCCCGAAGCCAGAACTATTTTCAAGAACATGCAGGCCCAGAACCCGTTGGTGAACGAACTCCACAAACGGTTCGAGCTTGCGCAACCAATTTCAGGATGTCAGAACTTAGAATCAAGCTCCTCGAGCTCGCCATCCAGGGTGGCGCAACAATCGACAACGCCGAGCGTGTCGCAACCGACTGGGAAAACTGGGCAGCAGATGCTCACCCTTTGAAGCTGGGTACGCCGAGCCCAAAACCCTGTGAGCATGAATTTGAATGGGATTGCCTGATGGTTGGCTGCGAGTGCGCTCCAAAGCCTGTTGAGCCCGAAATCGACTGGGATTTCAAGGGCGACCAATACTTGACGCACACCCCATCTGGGATTACCTTCGCCTATGCTGGCAAGCATGAGGAAGGCGGATTTTACGGAACAAGGTTGGGGTCAGGGTGTTGGGGATGGGTATCGAAAAATGGATTCCGACGAGGGGCTGGCCTGCATGACGAATCAAAAAATCCCGGCAACTCTGAACGGGAAATCGACTGGTCCCGCCCACAACTTGTGACTTGTAGTTCAGGAATGGTTGTGCAGACAACCGGCAAACACGCAGGGTGTAGTTTCGAGGGGGTAGTAGTTGGTAGTGGCCGTTTTCGTGAAGTCGGAGAATTTATTACTGGGCTTACGAAATTAAACTTTACCTACCACGGAGAAATCCCGGCAGAACCAAAGACCACCGGCCTGAACTTCTTGGAGGCAATGGAGGCGACCCTAAATGGGTTTACAGTTAGAAGGCCCGACAATGCGTGGTACTTATTTGACCCCGAGCAATTGTGCGTCAAGATGTCAACTGGCCGGGGTGGGCTTATTTTTCCCGTAATCTATCAAGATGACATCCTCGCCACCGACTGGCAAATCATCCCAAAATGAAAATCCAAATCCTAAAGAAAACGAACAAAGCCCTCTTCGCAAGGCGCCAGAAGGGCTTCAACGGCAGGGCTTTCGTCCTTGGCCTCGACGACAGGTTCATCGTGCTCCAGAACGCCAAAAAGAAGGATAAATCCACCGCCGTCCTCACTCACTGCGACATCGGCCTGTTCGCTCCGGCCAACGGCACAGAGCTGGTGCTTGATGCTGTCCAGCGCCATTATCTGAAAAAATACGGCAAGGAGTTGCTATTGATTAAATCTTTCGTATCTTTGCAAAGATTTACGGAGAACGGGAAAGTTTACGAACTGAATCTGGCTCCAATCAGCAAACAAAAAGAACTGGATTTAGATGAGAATACTGAGGATATTGAAGGCGAGAAGGGTTAGGATGGGTTTCCTGCAAAAAGACCTTGCAAAAAAATGCGGTGTTTCAAAGCAGGTCATCTGCGAGATAGAGACCGGCAAGCAAAGGCCTTGGAGATACACATTGGTTCGCATCTGTGATGAGCTTTCGATGCCAGACATCGACAGGGCTTCATTGTTTCGTCACTTCAAGCATGAAGATGTTTCAGGCCTGAATGACCCTATCATCATCGTCCGGTCAATCCGTAAAAAGATAGGAATGACGCAGGACGACCTGGCGGCAAGGGTCGGGTCAAATAGGGGTGTTATCAGTAAATTCGAGAAGGGGGAACTTATTAATTTGGAACTGGCCGAGCTGATATGCGATGCGCTTGGCATCAAGGGGAAAAAGAAATCCAAAATTCTAAAATCTCTCCATGAGGATAACGAACATCAAGAACCTGAGACAGGCGTTCACGCCGGGATGCCGTGTGAACCGGCACACGATACGAATTAAGGATAAGGATGTCGGAGTCTGCATTAAGGAAATCGACATCCCCACCGGAAAAGCCTTTCTTTGGTACGTTATCTGCATGGAGGTACAGACTTCCGGCTCCCTTCGGATAGGGGAGCGGATAAAAGTAGGTGATGCAGAGTTCGAAGTGTGTGCCATAAAGGATGGCTGGTACGAACTGAGCACATCCGAAATCAAGGCCGACAAGTTTGAAATGTGGGGCGTTGAAATGTTGATTCAAAAAATTAATTGTAGGATATGACAAAAATCAATAAAAATAAAGAAGCAAGAAAGCCAATCGTCGCCAAGGTTGACCTGAAATTCATCAGGACTATCGGCAAGATGGCTGGAAAGCTCACCGCTGGCACGACCACAGCCTATTTGCTGCCGTTCATGTTCAGCCGGAACGTTGAAATGCCGGTCGGGATGTACCAAGTGACGGAACTACGGGACCTGCCCGACAATGTGCTGGCCAGCTTTGGACTGCAAAGAATCCAAGTTCCAGTCCCCGCAGAAATTGTTGACCAAAAAATCCCGGCAAATGAGGAATAACAAATCCGGCACCTACGCCAAGGCCCCGCTTAACTACGAAGAGCTGCGCACCTTCATCGACACCATCATTAACCCAGAGTACCGCCTGATGGTAGCCATCATCACAGCGGGCTTCATGCGGGTAGGAGAGGTGGTGAAGATGCGGAAGGGCGACATCGCCAACGGCAAGATAATGGTCAGAAAGACCAAAGTCCGCCATGACAAGAACCATCGCCCCATAAAACCCTACCGTGAGGTCCCTATGCCAGAATGGGTTCAGGAAATCGCCAACGAAGTATTGCCACTCCTAAAAAGGCAGAAGGACGAGCTGTTGTTTCAGAAACAACGTGGAGGTGGAGGGCTAACTGTGAACGGCGTGAATGACAGGCTTGACAGGATTTTCGCAAAGACCGAGACCACTCAAAAGGTCACTTGCCACTCCCTGCGCCGCACGGCAGCCGTCAGGATTCACGACAACAGCGGGAACGACCTTCGCATGGTGCAGATAGCCTGCGACCACAAGTCCATCGCCACATCCGGCATCTACGTGATGAAGGGTAGGGCGGATTTCGAGGAAAAATACAAAGCAGCATTCGGATGAAGGCGAAAAGACACCAAGTATTGGTAAGCATCGAATCTCGGATAAAGGAGACTGTCACCGCCCCGGGCGGCATGGAATTCTTCATCCAGACAGATGAACTGCATTCCACTGAGCAGGTCACACAGACCGGTGTTGCAGTGGCTGTTGGGGAGGATGTGAAGGGCGTGAACGTGGGGGATGAAGTGTTCTTCCGCTGGACCGTCACGCACGACACCGACTACAACATCCTGTACGGTGATGTCAATGTCTGGATAATCAACTGCATCATCAAGCACGGCATCCCAGACCTGTTCGCTGTCATCACTGGCGGGGAGATAAAACCGGTCTGCGGGTTCGCATTCGTGGAGCCGCAGGAAGATGAAGTCGGGTTTGGAGAATACAAGGAAACGAAGCTCAACGAGAAGTGGGGCATTATGCGGTTCATGGAAGAAGGCCATGGTCTATCTCCCGGCGACAAGGTGTTCTTCGGAACCAGAAACGACGACGATGCAGACCTAAACACGGTTCTCGGCAAAAAATACTACATCATGGAGGCCAGCCGCATCCAAATGAAACTAGAAGCATGATATACGAAGGAAGGCCAGGCAGCAACAGGTTCGACAGGGACCAGTTCCGGCACATGAAGTGCTTTGACCTGATAAAGTGGACCGACCACAATGACGTGAGCAGGGAAATGCGGAAGTTCTACGACCGTCGCATCCCATCCGTGCTTGCCCTCATCAAGAAGAACAAGCCCTATGGCCTAGCGCAGGCGAAGTACATCGCCCTCGTCTATGACAAGCAGAGCCCATTCATCCCCGAGCATCCCATCATCACCGACAGGAAGAAGGCCGTGGCATCATTTTTGGGGATGAACGAATCGAAGTACGAGACCGTAAAGCTGGCCTGCATCGACCTGTCGAACGAGGCGGTCGTCGATGCCCTATCTGATTACCTGAAATGGCAGGACGACTACGTTTGGGCCATGATAGTGCAGAACGAGGAGGTGTTCTATGGCAATCAGCGCCAGATTTTGCAGGGCGTGAACATCGAGGGCAAGGACACCGACCGCTTCAAGGCGGCAGAGTACCAGTCCAAGCTACTGTCCATCAACAACAGCATCCAGAAGACCGTGAAGGCGCTCTGGGCAGAGTTCACCGGCAACGACCCGTTCGCAGAGGCAAAACTAAAAGAGCGGAAGCCTGTTTCCCCGGAGACTATGGCGGAATACGATGTTGAAGGGGTGGTGTACGAGCTGGGCGAAGAAGAAGAGTAATCAATTAAAATTTCAATAAAATGTACGAAAAACAAAGATTGGCTGAAATCGAATTGGAAAAGATTAGGTTCAAAGCGCAACTTAGGCAGTTTGCATTGGATGTAGTCAGGCAGAACTCAGGCGGTGTGCTATCAACTGAGGGAATGATAGCTGATGCAAAATTGGTAGTTGAGTTTTTGGAATCTTAACAGCATAATTTGTACTACCAACGAAGTAAGAAAGACACGAAAATGACAATCCAGGATGTGGTATGCTACGTACCGCCTCCTGGATTTGTATTTGACAGGTTCACCGGAGAAGTGGTGGAGGCCGAAATCTACCAGCGCTCACCAATCCAGAAAGAGCAGAAATGGGAAATCCCGCCTGCCCCAAAGGACTATGACGACAAAAGGCTGGAAGAGGAGGAGAAACAGGACTCCAACCCCAACTACGTTGACAATGAACTGGAATCCTACCGGAAACAGGAATGGTTCCGTAGGATGAACGGGTTCTGGTTTATGAACAACGGTGTGCCGACCTACATCACAGGTGCCCACTATTATTACCTCGCCCACTGGAAAATCGACATCGGCCCACCGCACTTCTGGTATTCAGACCTTCAATCGTTCTATTTCTGGCAGTGCTGTGTGGAAGACCCGAGGTGTGGCGGAATGCTTGCGTTTGACCGAAGGCGTGCAGGCAAAAGCTGGAAGGCTTCATCCATACTCACAGAAGCCGTCAGTCGCCGCAAACGGGCCCTTGGCGGCATACAGTCCAAGAACTCCAATGACGCAAGGGACTTCTTTCAGTTGTTCGTCATAGAGGGGTTCCGGCAGCTCCCGCACTTCTTTAAGCCAGAGTACGACCGAAGCCAGGGTGACATTCCCAAGGCAGAGCTTCGTTTTTTCCCGACCACCGAGCGCGGCAGGCAAGCGAGGGGCAAGAAGAAGGTAGATGCCCTCAACTCCCGTATCAACTTCAAGGATGCCAGCGAAAGGGCCTATGATGGCAAGAAAATCCTGATAGGGGTGATGGACGAGTTCGGAAAGCTGGAGGATGCCGACCTTGAGGAAAGGCACAGGGTATTGAAGTTCTGTATCTCGGACGGCCCGGCCATTATCGGCAAGCTGCTGTACATCACCACAGTGGAGGACATCAAGAACTCCAACTGCCTTGCCAAGGCCCAGAAACTATTCCAGGAGTCCGACCCCACCAAGCGGGACGGCAACGGCAGGACAGAATCCTGGCTGTACCGCTTCAGGCTCCCGTTCTACGAATCCTACGAGATGGACGAGTACGGTATGCCAAAGCGTGAGGAATCCAAGCGCAAGGTGCAGAACACACTCGATGGCCTCATCGCAAAGGGTGACTTCGTTTCCATCGCCTCCGAGCGCCGCAAGAACCCGTGGAACGACGACGACATCTTCCGGGTGTCGGCCAACGCCCCTATCTTCGACATCATCAAGATTGCCGACCAGATTTCGCTCCTTTCGTGGAAGAAGCCGAGCGACCTCTACCGGCGTGGCAACTTCGTCTGGGAAGGTGGGCAGCGGGACACAAGGGTGAAGTTTGTTGAGATAGCCAACGGCAGGTTCCTACTAAGGACGAGAGAGATGGACGGGGTGCGCCAAAATTTGCAAAGACCAATAAATAAGCATAGATTTGCAATCGGTTGCGACCCTTTCGAGCACAGGGCGTCGTTCGAGCCGTCCAACGGGGCGGCGCACGTACTGAAGAAGTACGACCCGACCAGCCCGGACATGCAGAACGAGTACGTGATGGAATACTGCGCAAGGCCGCAACCAAACGTTTTCTTTGAGGACATGGTGCGGATGTGCGTGTACTTTGGCGCTCCGATGCTCTGTGAGGCGAACAGGATAGGCTTGATAAACTATTTCTCCGACAGGGGATACCACAGCTTCCTCACCTGGCTACCGGGGCAAAAAAATCCCGGCATATTCGCAGGGGAGAAGTCGAAGCAGCACGGAGCGGAGCGGATGGACAACTACGTGCAGGACCACTGCCACACGATAATGTTCCCGCTGTTGCTCAAAGACCTCTCGATGTTCGACCTGTCCGACTCCACCAAGTACGACCGGGCCATGTCGGCAATCTGGACGTTGGTGGCAGCAGGGGAGATAGCGCTGGAGGAGGAAACGCAGAAAGTAGAAGAAATAACTGACTTTTTTACGCCACATAGGATAAGATGATAAACCAACATACATTTCCCGACGACTTTGAGCCTATAAAAGGAAAGGAATGGCACCTGAAATACGCCAAGGCCGCCTGGGACGAGTTCAATGCGAGCGACTTCACCTGTCTGCACAAGGGTACTACCACTGTCAGCACCGGGTACGGCAGCAGCGTCTATGATGTTATCGCCATGTACATGCAGGGCAGGCAGCGGATAGACCAGTACAAGCCGTTGATGGGCATTGATGCCAACGCCACGGACACATGGATGAACCTCGACTGGACCATCCTTCCCATTATGCCAAAGCAGCTCCGGGTCTGCAACGGTATCCTCAACAAGATAAAGTACAAGGTAGGGTTCCAGCCATTGGACCAGCTTGCCGTGGACGCCAAGAACAAGTTCTTTGCGGAACTGAAGGCAAGGATGGAGCTACGGGCGCAGATTACGGAGCAGGACCCACAGAACGCAGAGGCCATCATCAAGCAGCTCGGGCTGGAAAAGTCCACAGAGGAGCCGGGCGACATGGAAGAGCTGGAGATGATGTCCCGCTACACGTATAAGTTCTATGCAGCGGAGGAGATGGAAGAGGATGTATCAGCAGTGCTGTCGATGAACAAGATAGAGTGGCTAAGGAAGGAAATAAGGAAGAACCTGCTGTACTATGGTGTGGCAGGCTACAAGGACTACATAGACACGAATGGGGCCCTAAAGGTGCGCTCCGTTGACCCACGCTCACTGGTTATCTCTCCCTGCGAAAAATCCGACTTCTCGGACGCAAGGTACATAGGTGAGGTAGTTCAGATGAACCTAACGGACTTCGCACAGTCCAACCAAGGAATCCCTGAAAGGACACTGATAGACATTGCCAACCAGTTCATAGGCAAGTATGGCAACCCAGCCGTGGCCTGCTCGGCATACAACGACATCAAGAAGTTCACCATCCCAGTGCTCGACCTCGAACTTTACACGATAGAGGACAGGAACTGGGAGGTATCAATGACCAAGTACGGCGACAAGGCCGTAGTGCGGGCCCCAATCTCCAAGAGCGGGGAATCGTTCGTCAGGAACCGCATGAAGCTGCTGCACAAGCTGAAGTGGGTGATAGGAACGGAAGAAATCTGGGAATACGGCCTTTCCACCGACATCAAGCGGGCGAAGGAGCAGCTTTCCGAGCTTATCCCGAACTATCATGTCATTGCGCCTATGATGAGCAACATGCGGGTGCAGAGCATCGGGCAGTTGGTGCAGCCGGTGCTTGACCAGATTCAGCTTTCTTGGCTTAAATACCAGAAGGCAAAAAGCGAGGCAAAGTCGCAGGGTCTCCATATCGAGATGGGGTCTTTAGAAGATGTTGGATACGGAAAGGGCGGAAAGACCATGAAGCCCAATGAGCTTGTTGACCTGTTCGAGCAGAAGAACATCCTCCTCTGGAGGCGCAAGGGACGCTTCGGGGACGCCGACAACGGCAAGCCAATAGAAGTAGTGCCAGGCACGGGACTTGACGACGTACTGAACTGGTTCCAGGCGCTTCAGAACGAGATACAGATACTGAAGGACATCATCGGCCTGAACGACTTCACGGACGCCTCCACACCGGATGCTAGGGCATTGGGAGCCACTGTCGCCACGGCACAGCAGTCCACCAACAACTCGCTGTTCGACATCATAGACACGGACGTAGAGCTGTTGAAGCGGCTCTCGGAGTCCATCGTCATCAGGTTGCAGGACATGGCCGAGCTTGGACTGTTGGACAGGTACGCTATGGCCATCGGGGACAACTCTGTGGACTTTATGAAGCGCATGGAGCATGTGAGCAACCATGACTTCGCAATAGACATCAGGGAGCTGCCCACGGAGGACGAACGGATGCGGATGATGGAGGACGCCAAGGCCATGGCTGGGAATGACCTCATCTCCTACGAAGACCTTGTGCTCATCCGCAACACGGACGACATGAAGGAGGCGGAAAGGATACTGGCTTGGCGGATAAACCGCAGGAAGCGGGAGAAAATCAAGGAATCGCTCATGCTCCAGCAGCAGAACGGCGACGTGCAGGCACAGTCCGGCATTGCTGTCGAGAAGGAGCGGCAGGCAACGGTCAAGACAGAGGGCGATATTAAGATAGAGGTGGCAAGGATTCAGGCGGATGCCGCCATACAGGTGGCGAAGATAAACGCAGGTGCCACGACCATCTCAAAAGCGATGGCACACGAAGCTGCGGACGAGGAAGAAGATATGGCCGAAGAAGGCCAAATGGCGGAAGCTGCGTGACCAAAACTTTCAATTTTTTCTGAAAGTACGATACATTTGGAAGTTTCGGAAGTTTCCGTTAATTTTGCGACAGCATCAATATAAATCAATATGCCAGAAGAAAATTTCAAGCTCTGGAAGGACGAAGACTTTCCAGAACCCCAGCCAACGGCTGAGATGACAACAGACGCTCCGGCTACCCCGGAAGCAGTCGAAATCCCGGCAGACCCCGCTCCAGTAGCAGAGGTGCCGGAAACTCAGCCAGAAGTGGCTGCCCCATCATTTGACATTGACAAGGAGATAGAGACTAGGTTCGGACGCCCGTTGTCCGAAGTGCAGAAGGACCTCGAAAGGGTGCAGGAGCTGGAACGGCTTTCCCTGCCGGATGACGAGATAAGGGAACTTATCAAGTCGGACGAGTTCCTTCAGAACTTCGCAAGGGCGTATGGACGTGGCGGAAAGAAAGTAGCGGAGGAATACGTAGAGGCCCTGACGAAGGACTTCTCGAAGTTCACTGCCGAACAGCTAGTGGAACACAGCGTTCAGCGGAGGATGCCAGGCGCACCAAAGTCCGTCCTAGAGGCAGAGTTCAAGAAGGAACTTGCGAGCATGGGGCTTACGGAAGACCTAGAGCCTGGGACGCCAGAGCACCAACGGTATTCCGAGTACCTTGCGTGGAAGGCCGGTGAGCTGAGGGAGAAGTTCTCGAAAGAGCAGGAATCCTTCAAAATCCCGGAAAGACAGAAGCAGGAGCCTTCGGCAGCACAGCCAATCGACCAAGAGGCGATCACGAAGTACGAACAGTCGTTGAAGTCAAGCCCTGACACATTGGGGCTTGTTGCATCAAAGAGTGTGTCGTTCGGGGATTTCACCCTTGCCGTCGAGCCCGAAGAACTTGTCAACCAGGCCATAGACACTACGGCCTTCTTCAAACAATTTTCAAAAAACGACGGAACACCGGATTACAAGAAGTTTTACGAGATGGCAGCCATAGCCAAGGTGGGGCCGCAGAGGTTCGCAGAGATGGTCGCAAAGGCGGCAGAGGCGAAAGAGCGGTTGAAATGGGTGAAGGACATCAAGAACCCTTCGTCCGAACCAAAGGCGGCAATACCAGCGGCAGGCTTCACGGTAAGGGTCATGTAACCGGTTCCAGATTAAAGACTAATCAAAATGGCCACATTCGGCGCAACTACCAAACGGAACGTCTCCGCTGTCGATTTCCTCGACAACCGTGAGATTTTCAAGCAAATCATCGACATTACGAATGAGAAAGCCTCGTTCGCACGTATGATGAACATCTGGGGACGATACACTATCACTTCCCAGCCAAACTACCACAACTTCGTCAACACGGAGCTGTTCAGCACAGAGACCATCTCGGACCCAGCAGTTACCGTTCACACTGCCAACACCGACATCACTGTCCGTGTTTCCAGCGCAGACGGAACCAGCTTCTTCCGTGAGAACGAAATCCTCCAGATTCCAGGCGCAAACCGCCGCACTGGCCGGGTAGTGTCAAAGACAGCGGATGCTGGCGGCGACCTTATCCGTATCCAGTCAATCACCGGCCTTTCATTGGAACTTGCCAACGGCCAAGTGCTTTCCGTTACCGGCTCCACAGCGGGTGAAGGCGGTACGTTCGTTGAGCACCGCAAGCACTTCCCTACGAAGCGCGTGAACAACGTCCAGGAATTTGCCGAGAAGATTGCGAAAATCACCGACATCCAGAACGCTTCCAAGTTGGAGGTGTCCCCGGATTCCTACCTGTACTATGATGAGGCCCAGGGATTCTTGACAATGGAGAAGAACATCTCGAACCAGCTCCTTTTTGGAGAAGGAACAGGCGACAACTTCATCATTGCCAACCCTACGCACACCGACAGTGCTGGCCGTGCGATTTCCACCACACGTGGCCTCAACAGCCACATTGCAGCAGAGGGCATCAACTTTGACGGCGTTACGATGGGAGAGACAGTGCTGAACAGCCTGAAGCGCCAGTACGCTAAGAAGCGTGTACCGATGGAGTTTATGATGTTGGGCGGTGCTGAGATGAGCATCCAGAACAGTCAATACTGGTTCAACCTTCCAGGTGGCGCAGGCGGCGTATCCGATTCTGCCCGCTGGATGACAGGCGACGATGTGAACATCGGCGTTGAAGGCTGGAAGTACAACGGCATGAAGTTCAAGGTAATGGAACTTGCTGCGTTCGACGAGCAGGCCATCACCAACTTCACAGGCTCGGCTGGCTACCAGAACATGGTGTACATCGTGCCTACTGCAAACGTGCCGCTTGTTGGCGGCGGAGCAGCCCCTGGCCTACGGGTACGCTACATGCAGGTGCCTGCCGGTAACGGTGCAAATGCCTCTTCTAACGGTATCTACCGTACCACGAAACTTGGCAACCTTGCCGACACGCCGACCAGCGATGAGCGGGTGTTGGAGGTCAACTGCCACACAATCCAAGGCTTGGAGTGCCTGAATGCGCCTCACTGCGCACGATTGATTCTCCAGTCCAGCGGAAGCTAAACAAAACCACGGCATGGGGCTTCGGCCCTATGCTTTTTTCTTTTTTCAGCACCAATCAATAAAAAATGATAAAGACAAAACAGTTCAACAAACTGCCGGACGGCTTCGAAATGCCGAAGCTGGGCAGGGACGAAGTGGCGGTGTTCGTATCGCTACACAACAGTAAGGGGCCGGACCAGACCCCACTCTACCCGACCTACGGTATCTCCAACAAGGCAACCATCATCACCGACGATGGTCCGGTCGAGATAGCCTACGTCACGCAGGATGCGCCAGATGGCAAGTCCCCGCAGCTTGGCGATGTCATCTTCGAGTCCTCGCAGAAGGGCACGATAATCTGCAAGGGTTCTTCGCCGTCCGACATCAGGAAGTTCGAATACCTCATGCTCCACCCGGCCAACGAGGCCAACGGGGGCAGCACGTACCGCAGGGAAACGCCTGGCGCCAAGACAAAGAGCGAACTTGACAAACAGAAACTGGTGGCAGCAGCCGTAAACTTTGCCACAGATACCCCGCTTGATTCACTGAAATCACTGCTCGCAGAGCGCAGTATTGACACAAAGGGCAAGACCGAGGACGATGTGCGCTTACTGGCCCTTGAAGAAGGGAAAAAGAAGGCATTTGAGGTAGCAGTATCGCTGATAAACGCAGCAGATGCCGCCCTGCTCCGGGAAATGTACGAGGCAGGGGCCCTGAAGTGGAACGGCCAGAAGAAAATGGTCGTCTCGGCATTGACCGATACGGAATTCGGCGCAGCGGGGGTCCGTCAGACAGACTCTGACAAGGTAGGCAAGCTGCTGGATGCCGCATCAAAGAACACAGAACTGGCTTCACTGCTGCTTGCAGAGGTGGAACTGTTTAGAGAGCCATAATATGAACAATCTCCGGGTAACATTCGACAAGACGGACACCCAACTGCTTCTCAGCGACTCGCTGGAGACCGGCGAATGCCGTGTTGTCATCACCTACCCGGATGGGATTGTCCAGGACTTGGGCAAGATACTGAAATTGAGCAATGACTGGGCGTATTCTCTCGCCAGTAGGACCGATTTGTTCGGCAACTACATGGAGGGTGAATACGCCTTTCTTTTTGAGAGGTACGATGTTGGCGGGACCACCCCGACATCCACAGATTCCGGCACGTTCACGCTTTCCGTGGACGCAGTGACGCCCGAGGTCACAGTGACGAACGATTCGCTCACGCCATCATTGAGGCTCACAGATTCCACTGATTGGAATGCAGAGATTGACGGCGTGTGGACGATAGACACACTGTTGAGGATTTGGAACGCACAGAACGGGTTACACTACTTCGGGCCCAGCTCGCAGGCAACCTTGAGCCTGTTCGATTCCGGCTATTTTACCGGAACCTACACCTACACCATCACGGCGGACACCGCCTATAACCACGAAAACGGCTGGGTGAGCGTAAAGCTGTCCAGTGAAACAAGCGGAGAATTCATTGTAAAACAACCTGTTATGCTACCAGAAATATTGGCATTGCTTAATTGCCTATACGCAAAAATCATCGCCAAGCAGTGCTGCAAGGATGCGACCTACGACGAGATGCAGTCCGACTACATCAAGGCGAGCGCCATGTTCAGCTCTTTTGTGCTGAACGGCCAGGCCGATATAACTTCGAGCCAGGCGTCACTGTTGTTCGGCTCAGACTGCGAGCTCGGCATCCTCGGCATCCTCAGGAAGTGGGGATGCTACGATGACACGCTCACCGAGGCGCAACTTGCTTCCTACGACTATTGTCTGTGCGATACAGGTGGTGGTGGCGGAACGGTAGCATCAAGAGAGGGGTATGATGCCGGAAACGGCTGCTTCCTAACCTCTGATGCCACAGATGACGATGACCGTTGGACATTCGCAGTAGCATCAGGTATCGGTTCGTTCACGCAGAACCTTGCTGGTAGCCGTATTTTCGGTGGCACCGTCCGTGGTGACGATTCAACTGCCACGCACACATCGAACTCTGCGACAAACAGCTTCAAGCTGAACGTTCCAGTCCCAGGTGAACTCGCCAACCTCGGATACGCATCTGCATTGTTGGCCAGCACGAGCGTGTGGTCATCCCCAAACTCCGACCCAACAGCGGCAGCTCCTTGGGTGTTGGATGAGGGCAGTGTGCAGAAGCGCATTGTCGGCATAGCTTCCGGGGTAATTTCATTTGTCTTTGCCGGGATTGGGGCAACCTATCCAGACGGCTGGGCGATTACATTCGAAACACCATGATGAAAAGAGTATTTTTATTGATTTTTTTGGTGCTGTGGGGACTTGCTTCGTTTGGTCAAACAAATGAGCTTGTGGGTACGTTCTCTGTGGTTTCATCCACAGGCTCGGACCCTACTCCCACAGTAACGGGCAACTTCAACTCCACTGCTGGCTTTTTGCCACAAAATGTCGATACTGGCGATGTAATGCTGGTCAGGCAGGTATTTGCTGGCAACCACCGGCGCAAGCTGTACCGGATTACTGGAATCACCGGCAACAGCCCGCTGGTGCTCACGATGACACTGATTGAAGGCACCACTGGCGGGCCATTTCCGGCAGGCACACAGGAAATCTTCCGCAGGACAGCCAAGGGCGCACTGCTCGACGTTCCGAACGTCTCTCAAGAGCTGGAATCCTACACCTATAACTACAATGTCCAGCATTTTGAGGATGCTGACGTTGATACTACGATAATCAGGAACGATAGCAGCTTTGTGCTTCTTAACGACGGCACAGAGTTCTATCTAGGCCCAAGTACGGCAAACGGCATCTCAGACTCCTACCAGATTGGAGATTCCATTTATGTCGTCACTGGCATGGACACCATTTTCACAGGGATCGCCTATGCGAACCCTGAAATTGATACAATCTACAACGACGGCACCAACTACTACATGGTGACTGTCGAGGGCGATACTATCGAAATAGGGGCAGTGGCCCAGGTCGTGGCAAATGGGGCACACCCAACTAACCCACCAGCCTACTTAATCCATATCGACACGCTCGGAACGGATACAATCTATTTCGATAATGGAGGCGTGTGGGTAAGATTCAATGTGGGGGGGAGCTCAATCGGAGCTCCACTATTTACTGCGCTCAACGCTACCCTGACATCTTTCCATCCGGCAGGGGTGCCGCCAATCGGGGCCATCATCTGGAACCCATTCCGAGGGGTGCTTATGCGGAAGTATGGTCCGGTCGGGATATTCACCATTGGAGAGCCGAACGGGAAGAACGTTTATGTCACCGAACGATACTACCAAGCAGATACATTGGATGGCTGGAACATCTCTACACATGCTTCAGCGACATTCGCCCTTGATGTGGTGAACGGCTACGCCGATGACCCGCTCGGGCTTTCTTCCTCGCAAAGAGGTGGTTCTCGGACAATGGTAGTCACCAACAGTTCCGGCAGCCCACTGACTGTGACGTTCAGCACCAAATATCGGAACACGCTCGGAACTACGCCATTATCACCAATCACCATAACCGAAAACTCGGAACTCACACTTGACTTCACGGTGGATGTCAACGACACGGAGACGATAATGCGGCTCAGTGCGCCATTGTCGTCCGGCAGTTCATATGCGTTCCAGAACTTGGCAAACGGGATTGACCTACTTGAATCAGGTGGAACAGTAACTGTCGCACCGAACATCACCGAGCTTGTGTACGCCGCAGTGGCTGCCGCAGACTCCGTAATGATTTGGGACAGTTCGTTGAATGCCCACAGGCGGTCCAGTGTGGCCGAGATAGTGGCCCTTGCAAGTGCAGGCACGGTGACTGTAACGAACTTGGCCAATGGATTGGACATCTTTATGACCGGAAGCGACATCACAATCGCCCCGGACTTCGGAGAGCTACCAAACGCAGCCGTGGCAAATGCTGATAGCGTAATGGTGTACGACGTGAGCGCAGCGGCTTACCGGCGGGTGTCGGCAGCCTCAATAGCCGCTCTTTTTGCTGGCAGTGGGCTTACTGGTGTCACAGACCAAGCGAATGGCCTTGACATCGCTGCTGGCGGTGGGTTGGTAACAATTGACTACGATTTCGATGAACTCCCAACCGATGTCACATACAACGGCACGGAGCAGTTCATCTTCAAGGACCTCATAGATGGGGTCTATAAAAAAGCTACTACCTCTTTCCTTGCTGGCGGATACCTTGACCTCACAACCGACCAAACAGTAAGCGCAGGGGTGAAGAAATTCGCAGGTGGGCTACAATGGGGTACGGGCACGATGCCTACTGGCATACCGTTCGGCTCTGCCACGCAGACAGTGTTCGGATTGAAGGGAGGTTCAACGCTACCGCTATCCGAATCAGCTTGGGCGAACTACGGCGGATTGGTTATCGAGAACAACTTGGTGCCAAATACCGTCACCACAAGGTTCATCGCAACCGGAGATGACTCTGGCACCCCAGATAACTCCGTCATGTCGTTCTTCACGCGCCCAGCAGGGGCTTCACAGAACGTTGTTGAGAACTTCCGGCTGACATCGGCTGGCGCATTCTTTGGCAATTCTTCTGGGCTTTCATCTGGAACCGCTGGCGGGGTAGCGAACGTACCGATTCAAGGCATTGGATGGGATGGTGGGCAAAGTCTCTGGAGATTGGCTTCTGGCCAGCCAGGCGGGTTTCTTTTGCTGGAAAACGGCAACCTGAATATGCAGGTGCCAGTAGGCCAGCAGACATGGCAGCCAGCTTCGGACATCAGGCTGAAGCACGACACAGTTCGGCTTGACATCACCCCGGCCAACATCCGGGACTTCAAGTCTTACACCTATAAATGGAATACCTCGGACAGTGCCACTATCGGCGTGATAGCCCAGCAGATTGAGGCTGATTTCCCGGAAATCGTTCACTTGATGGCGGGGACTGTCGATACGATGGGTGTTGATTACTATGCGCTCGCGGCAATCGCCTACGCTGCCTGTGAAGAGCTTCAGCGACAGATTGATTCGTTGTCCACCGGCAGAGGCGTTGACACCACGGCATCGGCAGGAAATCTACTGATAGATATAGAAACCAATTTCGCAAACATAACCGGCAGTACCACAACAAATGCCATCTATACAACCGATAGAAGGGCAGGAAGCGAGGTGACACTGTTGTTTACCACAGGGACCCCAACAATCAAGCATAATACATCGGGTGGGGCAGGTACGGCAGCAATGCTGTTGGCCGGAGCTGTCGATTTCACACCAAGCGGGCCATCTACCTTGACGCTCATTTATGACGGGTCAAGGTGGCATGAAAAATGTAGGTCAATCAATCATTAACATGAAGAACATATTTTTAGCAATATTTTTGTTGGTTTCGGCTGTTGCTTTTGCGCAGCCAGTATCGAACACCATCACCTCCGATGGGAGTGTGGTCACAGTTGCAACTCCTGTCAACTCGAAATCTATCCCAGTTTGTAGCTTTAACTGGATAATCGTTGATGGATACTTGCGTATCTGGATAACAGGATCCAATGAGCAGGTCCCAGGCGGCAGACTAAAGTTCTTCACCATCAATGGGGTGACGGACAACAGTTTAAAGGCTGGTGCGCTTGGGGCTATCACGGATGAGTGCTCGGCAGGCGGCAGCGGTGGTGGACTTGACTCATTATATTATGGCACCTCGCTGCTTGCAAATGGTGATACGATTGCTGTGAGTGGTAACACCATTTACACTGCTTCGGATAGTGTGGCTAATAATGACCAGCAAGTTAAAATAAAAGACGACAGCACGTTTTCAATAAGTTATGGATTGCCATACGAACAATTTTGGAATGATTACGCTAACAGCACTAGGTTTTCAGGTATGTTTAATTCGGAAGGTTATTGGGGAGCAAATGGTTTTGCGCTTTTGGAAAAAAATGGAGATTCACTAACAATTGAAAGCTACATTAATATTAAAAGTGATGGTGAGGTTTATATTTCCTCAAAAAAATCTGGAACAAATAAACAGGCGTCATTTGCATTATCAGAAAATGGGCCAAGTTTTTCAGGGTCTAATCCAACCTATACATATAAACTTCCATCTTCGTCCCCTTCCATCACAAACCTAGCAAAATCCATAATAACTTGGACGGGGGATGGTTCTACAACTACTCCGGCTTTTGAAGCATACTTATTTGGCACAACAACAAATGACAACGCTAGTGCTGGCTATATTGGCGAATACATTTCATCCACATTAGCTAGTGGCTCTGCCCTGTCTTTTACTACTGCCACCGCCAGGAATATTGATACGCTCGTTCTTGCGGCAGGAGATTGGGATGTTGACGCAAACTTGATATTTGGGGAGGGTTCCGCAACTGTCACTAGCCGCAGTGCTGCAATAACCACAACCAGTGCGACACTGCCTAGTAACGGAACAGAGTGCCCGCTTGATATTCCAACCACACTTACAAGCGGCAGGAATAGTATTTCAGTCAAGACGACTAGGATTTCTATTGCAAGCACGACGAATGTCTATTTAGTGGGCAGTGCAACATTTTCGGCTGGAACTGTTTCTGGCTATGGAAGTTTTTCCGCAAGGAGAGTAAGGTAGGTAATGGGACAGTATTTTAGAACAAATTTTATAACTAATGAATTTAAGGCAAAAAATCGGACTGAATATTGTCAAGGCAAGTTTTTTGAGACTAGCCTTGTCATTAGTCTGGCCAGTATTGGTCGGCGCACGGGTTTTGGTTACTATTTTTTGTATTGGGATATTACTCCTCGTTCCGGGTAAGGTGGTAGCACAAGAACCTTATTTGCCTAAGACAGAAAAAGTGCAGTACGGCTTCACGCCTGGTAAGATTATTGGGTGGGCTTCATTGGCTATTGGCGGTTTCGCAGATGGGGCATTGGAGGGTTATCAATTTGATTCAAGGAAGTCCTTTGAGCGAAAATGGAACAGTGACCCGTATGGGTTTTGGGGCAGCCAAAGCTGGCGGATGATTTATAATGAGGGCAATCCGCAGATGGGGGTTAAATCTAAAATCCATAACTGGCTAGGGGCTGTTGATTTTTACCACGTAGCGGATGACACCCGAAAAATTGGGTACATCGGCGGTGGAATTACGCTTGGAATTTCTGGGTGTAAGGCAAACAAGAAGTGGTGGCACTGGGCGCTGGATATTGGAATATCGTCAATCATTTCATCTTCCGCCAAATCGCTTGGGATGAAATGGGTAAGGAGTTGAAACATTTTAAACAGCATCAAAATATGAAGAAGATTTTATTGTTCGCATTCCTAGTCACCTTCCTGGCAAACCCGTTTGCGCAGACGAAGCCATTAGTTAAGAAATCAGCGCCACAGGCTGAAAGGCCAATCCAGATTGACACCACTGCTCCAGAAGTAGTATTCGCAGACCTCTGCATCCAGCTTGAAGGAGACAGCATCTGTGTGCCGACCAATGACGCCAAGGTAGCATCTGACATCATTATCGAGTTCTATCGGAAGCATGAAGGCAATCTGCCTACTTCTGCCGGTGGATGGGTATTATTAGTGTTCGGGTTCCTGACCAGCGCGGCAGGGACGGTATTCGTTGGGAGCACAAAGAAAATCGTTGCCTTCCTAAAGCTGTTCTTGAAGAAAAAGGCCAACGTGGTTGCTTTCGTTGCAGGCATCCTAGCCCTGTTCGTCACGCTGTTGATAGGTCAGTGGAAGTTTGACGGCACCACCTTTATAGGCATCTGGGGCGTACTCTCCGCTGCATCGTGGCTGGTGTACGAGAATGTTCTTGCGAAGAAAGATACTCCGAAGGTTGACCCAGTAGCTACTGCGTAATATGCAGATTTCGTTCAGCAAGTTGGGGAACATGGGGAGATTGGCGAACCAATGCTTCCAAGTAGCATCTATGAAAGGGCTAGCTCGCAGCAAAGGTTGTGAGCTAGCCCTTCCTGCATGGAGGTACAGCAAATACTTCGTAGGGAAACACCCAGAAGGCCATTGCCGTGGAATACAGGTAAGTGAACCAGCCTTCCACTACTGCGGTGACTTCATCCCGAACGACGAAAGAGGGGTTGACGTGGTGGGCTACCTTCAATCACCCAAATACTGGCAGGCTATCGAACCGGAAATCAAAAAGCATTTTGAGTGGGAGCCAAATTTCTTGGCACAAATACGTCAAAAGTACGTCCACACACTTAGTAAGCCAACCGTGGCGATACACATCCGCCGTGGAGATTACGTTAACAACAAAGCATACGTCAACCTCCCACCACTCTACTACCTCCGGGCAATCATCGAAAAAATCCCGGACTGGCGCAACTGCCACCTGGTATTCTTCAGCGATGACCAATCGTATGCAAAAATGCACTTCGGGTGCTTTGAGAACGCACAGTTCCCGGACGGCGACGAGATGGACAACCTCTGTTTGATGACCCAGTGCGACCACTTTGTAATCGCAAACAGTAGCTACTCCTGGTGGGGAGCGTACTTAGGCGAGAAACCGCACAGTATTATCGTCCGCCCGGAACGGCACTTCTCCGGCAGCCTCGCAGGAACCTCGATAGCCGACCTATACCCTGAACATTGGACGAAGCTCAATGAGCTGAACAGAAAAATAGACCTCAACGACATCACCTTTGTGGTGCCAATGAGCTATGACCACCCGGACAGGTTTGAAAACCTTACCTTGATGGTCGGTCTTTTGAAAGCCAACTTTGACACGAAGTTCTCATTCGTCGAACAAGGAGGGAGAAAGTTGGGCGCTTTTACGCCTTGGCGGTTCTTTGAAGGGAAGCACTTTCACCGGACAAAGATGCTTAACGATGCCATCAGAGATGCCAAGACCCCGTTCGCAGCGAACTACGACAGTGATGTGGCATTGCCGCCTGCGCAGATATTCGAGGCCGTGGAAAGGCTAAGAAATGGCGCAGACATAGTGTACCCCTACACTGGAGACTTCTGGCACGTCACAAGGAATCCCGGATATGAGAACCTTAAAAACAGCATGGATGTCGGGATATTCTCGCAGCTAAGTTTCAGGAAAACAGAAAACTCAAGGGGCGGGGCGGTGTTTATGAACATCAAGTCATTCTTCAAGGCAGGCGGGGAAAACGAGAACTTTATCTCCCACGGCCCAGAAGATGCAGAAAGGTGGATTCGGTTCACAAGACTTGGCCTGGTTGTTGATTTCATAAAGGGCTGCATCCTGCACATGGAACACTGGCGGGGGAACAACTCGCATTCAATGAAGCACCCGAATGGGCAGCGAAACCAGGATGAATATCACAAGGTGATGGCGATGGACAAGGAGCAGTTAAAAGCGTACATAAAAACGTGGTCATGGGCGGCAACGTGAGGCTTGGACATAGGAGCTACGGGGAGCCGATAGTCCGTGGTGACATCTCGGACGTGATTATCGGCAAGTATTGCTCGATAGCGCAGAACGTCATTGTTGACTGTGGCTGGCACCACAACGTTGATTGGGTGACTACCTATCCGTTGAATGCAATCCTGACCAGTCTGCGACACATCACCGGCCATCCAAAGTCAAACGGAAACATAGTCATCGGAAATGATGTTTGGATAGGTGAAGGTGCTGTCATAATGGGCGGGGTGACGATAGGGGATGGGGCTGTGGTCGGCAGCAACGCCGTGGTGACAAAGGATGTAGACCCATACGCCATAGTCGGCGGAATCCCGGCAAAAAGATAAGGATGAGGTTCGACAGCCAGACGATAGCCGAACTGATAGAAATAGCTTGGTGGGACTGGAGCGACGAGAAGGTTGTCGAAGCTGGTCCGCTTCTTCTTCAAAACGACATTAAAAAATTCATAGAAAAATATGGTTAAACAGAAATACGCAGACATCGTGACTCCAGAGCTTCTGGAAGGCGCAATCGAGAATTTGGAATACGTTGGCTTCCGGGAAGACTACCATGTCCTCCATTGCCTGCTCAAGATTCACAAGCCGAAATCCCTATTGGAAATCGGCACGAACATGGGCCGTGGCACGAAGATAATCAAGAATGCGCTTGGTCCAGAAAGTGATGTGTACAGCCTGGATTTACCAACAGACCTTGCACACATCAGCCTGCAACATCCAATCAATGAAGGGCATGGAGATAGGGTTGGGCATCTTTGCAGCCTTCCGTTCACGCAGTTGAGGGGAGACAGCATGGAGTTTGATTTCAAGCAGTATCCTTGCGAAGCCTACTATATTGATGGCGAGCACGACTTCAGTCACCCATACCGTGAAACATCTGAAATCGTAAAGAATAAGCCACATATTATAATTTGGCACGATAGCGATATTGATGTCGTTTATAATGCAATCACCGCTGCGATGAAGGATAAGCCATACGAACTGTATCGGGTCGTTGATACTCGCATCGCATACGCAATCAGGAAATGACGGGAATCGTAATCGTAACATACAATCGTGCCGACCTGCTCCCGCTACAACTGGAAGCGATAAGGCTGTTCTGTGCGGACAAGCATGAAGTTGTCATTATCGACAACTCAACGGATGAAGAATCTTCCGCCATGATAGCGTTCATTGCCTCCGATAACAGGGTGTACAGAACGTCGTCGAACAGCAGGAACAGCAGCGACAGTCATGCTTTTGCTGCCAATTTCGCTTTCAATAAGCTGAGGAACGACTACGAGCACTTCCTGTTCTTGGACCACGATATTTTCCCTACTAAGCCATTCTCTGTGGCAGAAATGCTGCGGGACAGGTTTATTGGTGGCCTTGGGCAAATAAAGCACAAGACCTATCTTTGGCCGGGGTTTGTGTTCTGGCGGAACGACAAAATCGAATCACTTGACTTCTCCACATCACCGGGGCTTGACACCGGCGGTAACACATGGAAAGAGGTGGAGAGGATTGGCATCGAGGGGGTTGTCTGGCAGCCGGAAGTTTACCATGAAAACCCATACTTCAAGGAACCTCCGTACAATTTCTATTCGGTCATCGGGGATGGCTGGATGCACTTCATAAACTCGTCGAATTGGAACGGACAGCCCAACCACAACGAAAGGCTGGACTCCCTGACGACGATACTAAGAGAAAAAATCAATGAAAGTATCGCTTTGCATCATAGCAACCAACAAGTACACGAAGTACCTCCCGAAACTCTTATCGTCACTGGCGACTTTCTTCCTTAACGGCCATGATGTGGAATACTGCATCTTCACGGATAAAACAGCCGACGTGTTCAAAGAAAACAAGCGCCACAAGGACAAGCCGAAGATATTCAACGTCCCGCACTTGCCCTGGCCGAACTCTACCCTGAAACGGTTTCACTTTTTCAACGAAAATAAAGAATACATCACCGGAGACTACGTGTTCTACATAGATGCCGACACAAGGCTCGTGGACTACGTGGGCGACGAAATCCTTTCCGACTTGGTGGCAGTCCAGCACTGCGGGTATGTCGGCGAACGTGGCACCTACGAAACGAGAGAGCTTTCGATGGCCTATATAGCCCCGAATGAGGGTAAGATGTATTTCGGTGGCGGATTCCTTGGCGGGAAGGCAGAGAATTTCTGGCAGGCATCCGAGACGATGGCCAATTCGATAGACGTGGATGCCCACAATGGCATTACTGCCATTTACCATGACGAAAGCCATTGGAACCGATACTTGGTTGACAATCCGCCAACAAAAGTGCTGTCGCCAAGCTACCACTTCCCGGAAAACCATCCGCACATTTATTCGAAATGGCAGAAGGCCGGGGTGTCCTACAAGCCAAAGATTCTTCTCTTGAAGAAGGACCACAAAGAAATGAGAAAATGACAATAGCCTACATCCTCGGAGACGGGTCGAAGCACGACAACCTAGAGTTGCGGCTATCGCTGCGTTCCATCGAGAAGAACCTGAATCCATCGGAGGTCATTGTTTGCGGCCATGACCCTGGATTTCTGTCCGACAAGGTGAAGTATATCCCGAATTTCCCAGAAAAGAAAGAGAATGATGCTGCGTGGGGAATCAAGGAGAACCTATTGGCACTGTGCAGACACCCAGATACGCCGGACGAGTTCACACTTTTTAACGACGATTATTTCATCCTCCAGCCAATGGCCAGCTTCCCGTACTACCACAAAGGTGAGCTTCGAGAGGCTATGGAGCGCATTGGGTCAGGCATTTTCTACGGCCACCTTCTCGCAACTGTAACCGTTTTGGAGAAGCAAAAGCTGCCCACAAAGCACTTTGATTGTCATTGGCCAATCATCTACGACAAGAAAAAGCTCCAAAAAATCATAGAAGACCAAGACTGGGACGTCCCGCTTGGCCCGACCATCCGAAGCCTCTACTGCAACACGCTTGGCATCGATGGAGAGTTCGCCGACGACACCAAGCTGAATAGGCCGATAAAAGACTGGGAGCTGCATTGTTTCGGCAGGAAAATGATTTCTGTGGGCGACGAGTCATTTGATGGCAATTGTCGAAAATACTGGCTATCTTTGTTTCCAAATAAGTCTAGGTACGAAAAATGACAATACTTGATTTCCATCTACTTTACAAGCTGGTTTCGGACAAGAGCGGATCAGATTACACCTCCCATGAGGAGATAGACCGTCTTGCCAACATCGCACAGATGGAATATTTCGGCTTCCTGCTCGGCAACTACAAGCAGTACCAGCCAGGTCGCCCAGTGCCACCGGTAGTGGTAGGCCAGACTTCCCGGACAACAGAGGAGCTCAACCCGTTCAAGGTTACGATTGATTTTCTCACACTCCCATACGACCCTACGACAGCACCATACGGCGTCACGAACGGCATTCTCGCAATCCCGTTGGACTTCGAGCACATGAGTTCACTGAACTCCATGTTCATCCAAGCTGGAGAAATCCGATACCGGCCAATCCAAGAACTTGATGATGAAGAATGGGCGGCAAGGGTGGATAGCGAACTCATCCCCGTATCCAAGAAGGACGCAATCTACCGATTTATCGGAAAGGGCGGAACACTGAACAGCATCAGTATCGGCGAAAAACAGAAGGTGGAATTCAGGCCAAAGGACATTTCCGGCCAGCTTGTTTATTACCGAACCCCAGCCAAGCCGAACTACGTTTACACGATAAACACAACGACAAGGGTGGAAACACACGACGCTGCTACTTCCACCGACCTAGAATGGGGCGAAGTGGCGACGATGAACATCTTGGTACGGACATTGCAGCTTGGCGGCATCAAGCAGGCTGACCAGATGCTGTACCAGGCAATGGGACAAAACAAAGCAACAGAGGAATAATGGCATCCAAGAAATACCTTACCGAATCCATACTCAGGATACTGAAGGGGGGCAACATAAGGTCTTCCTCCAACATCCTTGAACAGGACATCCATGCGAGCATCGGACGCCACATCAATGCTTTGCTGAAAATGGAGGCCGTGAACCTGACATACCCGTTCGGGACTAGCATCCCCACCCACCACATGATTGCCACCTACGAGGATGTGCCGGTGGTGAATGGAGACTGCGACAGGTCTAGCGCAATACTCCCGGCAACTCCTGTCGCTCTGCCCATGCAGATTGGCGTCTGGAGGATAAGCAACTGTGACTGCGACTTCTTTATCCCGTTGGAGCCCGGAATGCTCAACGTGGCGAGCGGGGTGAACCACACGGCAATGTCGGCGATGCTCGGCAGTGAGCTGATAGCCTACGAGGTATCCGGCAACAAAGTTACGTTCAATAGGAACAGCGATGCGCTTGGTGGGACTGTAAAGATTCAGTTGTTGACCACGGACATCGCTTCGCTGGACGATTACGCACTACTGCCGATACCTCCCGACATGGAAGCGATGATAGTTAACCTTGTTGTCAGGGATTTTCAGCCAAGGCCGCATGACGACAGCAACAATTCACAAGACCAACCATGACGGCAAAGACTAAAATAGATTCGATAATCCGCCAGGTTCTCCTCGAGAAAGGGCTTCCGGTGCATTTCTATATCAGGCTCCTATCTTGGGGCCTTGACTGTTTGAGCGAACTTGAACTCGACCTCATTGGCCGGGTGAAGACGGCAGAGCTTACCGTGGACGAATTTTCCCGGATAAAACTGCCTTGTGACTACGTTGATTGGGTAAGGGTCGGCCAGACATACGGCCAGAACGTACTCAAGATGGGCGAGACGAACACTTTCGCCAGGAACCTCAACCAGAGCGACGGCATCTACACTCCCTACGGTGACGCAGAAGAAACTTCTTCTTACTACTGGGCGAGCTACTATGTACAGGACTGGCTGGACAAGAACGGGGAGTTCCGTGGCCGGGGCTTTGGCGGGAATGGCACAAGAACTGACACTTTCATGGTGTTGGACGATGTGATGCAGCTCAACAACAACTACGCATACGGCGACATCATCAACCTTGACTACATTGCCTTCGACAAGCATTCTGCATCGAGCTATGTGGAGAGGTATGCGGTATCTACCATCCGTGCGTACATGGAATACAAGTACATCTGCTCCATGCCAAAGACTGCCCCATACGACAAGAGTGTGGCTGCAAAGGCCTACGAGAACGAACAGCGGAAGCTGGCTGCCAGGATAAATCCATTGGACATCGAGGCGGTTGGTAGGATAAAACACAGGAGATTTTCACAAACACCGAAGTTCTAATGGCGTACAAACTGTTTTTAGACGATACAAGGGAGCCGCCAGACCCATCATGGGAAGTGGTGAGGTCGTTTGGGGATTTCAAGAAAATAATATCCAGCAACGGGCTCCCATCGCTTGTTTCGTTTGATTACGACCTGACCAATGATTTTAGGGACAAGACGACAAAAACAGGCTTGGCGTGCGCTACATGGATGAAGGAATACATTGTGTCAAACAATTTTCGATGCCCGGATTTTAGGGTTCATTCCCAAAATACATCCGGGGCCAAGAAGTTGAGGGATTTTCTGGGCAATTTTATGAACCACTGGAATAGATGATAGAACGGAGAACCATAGACGGAGCGATAAACTGCGACGATGCAGCGGAATTTATCGGCAAGGGCGACTACCTGAATATGCACAACATGCGTGTGACAAGAGATAGTGCTGGCCGTGGCATGGCTGGAAAGCCCGTGGCTGGAACCCAACAGCGCAGTACGGATGCAGCCACTGGGACAAAACAGACGATAGGCAGTATCACGGACGAAGTAAAAGGCAGAATCTATCGGATAAACTACAACTCTCTCGGCACCCATAAAATAATCGCTTGGGATAGAAAGACCAATACCACCTATACTATACTACAAGAATCCAACGTCACAGGCGGGCTCGGCCTGCTTTCTGCATACCAGATTACAGGTATTGCGCTGATTGGGGATTACCTATATTTCACTGATAACCAGCGCCAACAGCGTCGCATTGACGTTGAGCGGGGAATCCGCACCAACCACCCAACCTACGTCAGCCAAAACGGTGACGTACCAGTACCGTACACATTACCATTGGAGCAGTGGGACATCACGGTAGCCAGAAGGGTGCCAATGTACCCGCCAAAGGCCAGAAAGCTGATAAGTGCTGACGAATCCGACATCGAGGACCGCCAGACAAACCTCATCCAGTTCAATTCATTCCAATTTGCGTACAGGTATGTCTATTCGACCGGAGAATATTCCACGGTCGGGCCGTACTCGCAAGTAGTGCCGCCAAACATAAGCAGGTATCTGTTTGCTTCCGGTTACAATGACGAGAGGGCATACGACACCATCCGAGTGGAACTGGACAAGGATGAACCAATCGACCCAGAAGTAAGGATAGTGGAAATACTCGTTCGCCGTGGGAACACTGGCCCGTGGAACATCATAAAGACGTTCGATAGGACAGTGGATTCGGCGCTGTACGTTGACCACAACACCTATGGCAGCGACGCTCTCGGCATCTATTTCTTCAATGAGATTACGGGGACAGCTATACCAGACTCCGAGTCATATCTGCCGTACTTTGATGTGCCATTGCTATCCAATGCCCTTGAAATTGCCGACAACCGGCTGTTCCTTGGCAACAACGAAAAAGGGTATGACTACATCTATAACTCGGACATCGAGCTTGAGCTTATCAACCTTGGGGCAGCAACCCCTGAACTCTGGCGGGTCACTGGCGCATACTACCTAATAGAGTGGCAGTGTGGCACAGGATTGGCTGAAGTGGTGGTAATGAGGATACGGGATGCCTTCGGGGCATTCGCTGGCTGGTACGAGACGCCATATACATCGGCGGACTTCAACTCGAACTCTCTTGACTTGAATCCAGCGGCAGAGGCGTACACCAGGTATCCGATAATGGATTCCGATGAAATTCCAACAGAGCTAATACAATACCTAAACCCCACCTGTCAGACGTGGACGATAACGCCATACACAGCAGGGCCGGACAACGTGGTGATTGACGAGGACTGGGAGCACTTTGTTAATGCGGCAAGGGCTTTCAGGGAAGGCTACACCTACAAGGTGCAGACGATATTTTACGACTTTGCCGGACGAAACGCAGGCATGACGCACGAGTCTGCCGAGGTAACAATCCCTGGGCCAAAGTACCAGCAGGATTTTTTTACCACAGGAATACGCTGGACGCTGGATTCATCCCCATCGGCAGTGCCGCTCTGGGCCCACAGCTATGCGATAGCCCGTAGCAGGGTGATAGAGCCATTCTTAGCAGGCTATGCGGATATTGTCCGCTACGGTGACAGACAGGCTGACGGGAGCTACGACCTGACGGAGACGGTGTATTCATCAGCATGGGAAGTGGTTGGCGTTGATTTTGAGAAAATGATTTCACTAGGGTTCGGCTACACGTTTTCCGAAGGCGATGTGATGATGCTCATAAATTCAGCGCAGGAGAAGTTCTATTTGGAGGTCGTTGGAACGCAGGGCAACTTCATCCTATTGCAGCCAGAGGACATCGGAGATACATCCACTGCCACCTTTTACTTCGAGCTAAAGACTCCTACACAGGATAATGGAAAGACATATTGGGAAATTGGAAGGAACTACAAGATAAACGACCCCGGAGAGCCAACAAGAACATTTTCGGTATTGACGGATGTCATCTACGGCGATACGTACTTCGGGAAAAGGCTGGTGTTCAATACGAACCAACCGGTTCAGTGCATGAACCCGAACAACAAGGTGTGGACAGAGTGGCCACAAGACACTGGCCGGCCATCGATGTTGTTATTTTCGAAAGAAAAGAGATTTGAAACGGAAGTAGCGTGGTCATCCACCTACTTCCCCGGAACAGAAACCAACCAGCTAAACCAGTTCGTCTCCGGCGACATCAGGACATTGGATTCTGGCCTTGGCCAGATACAGATTCTGAAGCTCACATCCCGGACGCAGGATTATGGAACGGTGATGCTGGCAGTTGGTCAGACAGAGGTGGCGAGCATGTACCTTGGAAGGACGGAGTTCTACAACGCAGCCGAAACACCTTCACTCATCAATACAGTGGATGTCATCGGCACCATCAACATCCTACGGGGAGGGTTCGGTACGCTGAACCCAGAATCCTTCGTGGAGAACGATGGAGATGCCTATTGGTTCTCGGCCATCAAGTCAGCGTTCACAAGATACTCAAAAGCAGGCGTGGAGCCTGTAAGTGACAGGAAGTTCTCATCCTTCGCAGCTTGGCTCGGCAATGCAATCATGCTGGCAGCGAGTGATGTTCCGGGGATTTCTCCGATCAAGATACCAGCAGGATACGATGAATTCAACAAGGAAGCAGTCTGGTCAATCCCACCAATCGGGACATGGCCGATAAGCTACCCAGTGCTGGATGTGGAAGAATCAGTCACGGCCACGGAATCAAGTCCGGTTGGGTCGGTGACAGCGGCATTGGTGGCTGGAAGCATTTACCGGTTCATGTTCACGGCCCCTGGTCCTACGCAGATTCAGGTGACTTGTGACGACCTTTTCCACGGCCCAAAGACATTTATTTCGGTCGGTACATTGGTATCGTTCGTCTTTGTGGCGGCAAGCACCGGCAACTACACGTTCAATGTGGTCACAGTGCCAACGCTGTCAACGGTAGTGCATACGTTCACCATCACAAAGCTCAGGATTAACCCCTACACGACCATCAATCTTTTCCCGAAAACAGTCGTGTTCTCCGAAGAAAAAGGACGGTTTTCTTGGTTTATGAACGCCGTACCTGAATGGTGGGGCAGGGCCGGGGACAAACTTTTCTGTATGAAGCTGGGCAACCTTTTTTCATTGGATTCCGTGTCCACGAACAATTTCTTCGGCGTGCGGTTCCCTAGCTGGGCAGCGATGGCATTCAATCAAGCGCCGAGCGAAGTCAAGAGGCTGCAAGGTACTTCAATGGAGACCACTGGCGCTCCGGCATACGCCCATTTCCGTACAGAGGACGATTTTGTGCAGTCATCAGACCTTGTGGCGGCGGACTTTCGGAAGCAGGAGGGTATCTGGTCGGCAAGTGCCTACCGTGACCGTCTTTCCCCTAACACCTCCGGCACGGTTGTTGACAAACTGCTGAAAGGGGACGAGATGCGGGGACGCAGTTTCAAGGTCTTGTATGAATGGTCAAGTTTGACTACCTTTGTTGCAAAGATTTTGAATATCATCTACCGGAGTTCAACCGGTAACAAAACGTAACCAATATGTTACCACTCGCAGCGATGGCAATTCCAGGAGTAATTCAAGGCGCATTGGGCCTTGGCCAGCTCATCGGAGGCATGGGAATGAAACCCAAGCGCCCCGAATATGAAATACCAGAGGCTCAACAAGAAGCTATGGCCGCCGCCCGGATGCAGCAGAATGCCCGTATGCCTGGCATCAACTACGCCAATGCCAGGGTTGACCAGAATGCGGCCAACTCACAATACCGTTTACAGAAAGGAGCAACGAACAGCTCGCAGCTTCTCTCTGGCTTGGCAGGCATCCAGATGAACAGCAACATCGCCGCCCGTGGCCTTATGGGAGCCGAAGCTGGCGACCAGATGCGCAGGGACGATATTTTCCGCCGCTCATTGGGCGTGATGGCTGGGTATCAGGACAAGAAATGGGAGCTGAACAAGATGCAGCCATACCAAGATGCAGCCCGGACAAAGGCAGCCCTGATTCAGGGTGGCCTCACAAACCTTGCTGGCGGGGTGAACCAATCATTGTCTGGCATCATGGCTGGACAGATGATGCAGGGTCCACAAGCTGGAGCGCCTATGGCTCCTGCGGCAAAAACAACCCCACAGGTCCCGATGTGGATGCGAATCCTGCAAATGGGGCAGTATCCCGGAATGCAACCGGAAGGCTATGGCTACGATAAAAGCATGATAGGATAATGACAGCAGACGCCAAAGGCATATACAATTCCCCATCCGAAAAAGGCTGGGCGACCATCCTTCCGAGCGGTCCAAACTTCATGGGCCTTGCCATGCAGCAGGAGCAGATGAAGGCCCGTAGGGAGCAGCTTGCACTTGCCGCCCAACAGAAGGCCGATGCCGAACGGGAGAAACAGGTGGCGAAGATTGTCGGAGACCTCGGCAAGCCAGTTCCAACAGCCTTCCCATATCAGGAAGCTGTCACCGAAAAAAAGACCAAACTATTGGAAGAAGTGCAGAAGATGTACTTCGACAACGCCGATGCCTCTGAAATCCGTTTCAAAGCCGCTGCTGGCGTTCAAGAGTTGATGGCCTATGCCAATTCCGGCAAACAGGTGTATGAAGGGATTCTGTCGCAGACCAAGCAGCTTGACCAAAAGAAATACCGAATAGAAGAAATCAACCGTGGGCTCGCCGATAAAATCATCGGCACCGACGGCAAGCCTCTTGACCCAAGCAAGGTTGACCCCAGAGACCTTTCAGCCACCGATTTGGTGTATGAATCCGATACCCCCTGGAAGTATCTCAACGAACCAGTGGTGGTGAAGGATTTTTTGAAGAACGATGCCTTCAAACAGGTTGCTATGGAGGTGCAGAGAAACCTGGATTCTGGCAAATTAGGCAGGTTCACTAGGGTAGATTCTGGCACTACAATATCCAAGGCGGCAGGGAAGATTTACCACATCGACCCTGTTTCCGGCAAGATAACAATCAACGACCCAGATACGCTGATAGAGAATGGGGCCTTCCAATTGATGCTTGCCGACCGGGACATGGCGGCAGTGGTCGAGGGCCACGTAGCGGAACTCACCGCTGACCGCTCCACTCCATTAAACGAGGAGGCCAAAGATTTGCTCAGGGCGAGCGTATTGCGGGATTTGTTGGTCAACAACACGCCTGGGCCACAGACCGTGGAACGGGTGAACTCTCGGTACATGCCGACCTACGCAAGCTCTGGTGGCGGAATATCTATGGGCCGTCAAGCAATAGCCGAGTATGTCGCTGGCACCGATGAGTGGGTCGCTGATGCCACAAGCGGGGATATAAACAAAGTCAAGGAAGCATTTTTATTTGCCTCCAAGGCGAGAGGCATCGGGGAGAAATCCACAAGCGTCCTGTCGGAACTTGTCGGGGTTGACCCAGAGCTTGATTTCAGTGGTGTGAGCACACAGCCGCCAGCCGATAAAAGGAAGATAGTTCCGTTCAGCAAAATGGACCCCACAAAGCCTTGGCCAGCCATGGAGGCCGACAATACGAGCGACATAATCTGGGTGTCTTTTACAGATGGCGAAGAAACTACATGGGCTCCGGTTGACAGGGCCAAGCTCGACACCGAACTATCAAGGGGTGCGCTGTACGACGTACAGGACATGCTGAAGTATGGCTATAAGCAAAAAGGAGGCGGCAGAGGTGCAGCTATGCAGGCACCGTCCGCTTCCCCAACAGCTAAGGGATTCTCAATCAAGAAAAAATAATGGACGAACAGAAAGTACAGGAACTCTGGGAAGCCTTCCGTGAAGGGAATGACCTTGGCACACTTGGCGAGTTCAAGTCGTGGATTGGCGACCCCAACAACAGGGCCGAATTCCATAAGGCATTTCGGGATGGCAATGACCTGGGCACCATCCAGGAGTTTGACGCCTATCTCGGCGTAAAAAAAAAGCCTTCTTCAAAAGGTTCTGCATTCAATTGGTCAACTGGCGAAATCGACTCCAAAAAACTTTCTTCTACCCAACCTGCTGCCCCCACTGCGGGGAGAAAATCTGATATAGTAACCAAGGATGGCGTTGAAATGAATTGGGGCACCGGCGAGGTGACTCCCAAATCTGCATTTGCAAAGAACGCAGATTCCATTTATCAACTTACCGTTACCAATCAAGCCAATCAGCCATTTCAGGAAGAAACACAGCCAATAGATTCTGATGTCACTGACGTAACTATGGCGCAGGCCGGGATGCTTGGCGTGGAAGCCATGAACAGGGGTGTAATCGAGCAAGGGATAGCTGGTGGCCTCAAAGGTGCTGGCGAATTGATGTTGAAGGGCGTCAAGGTGTTTGATGAATCTGCAAAGCCGGAAGACATATACTTGTGGAAGCTCGGCAATGGGATAGAGAAAATGTTTGAAAAAGGAGGTATTGCAGAGTACACTTCGTCGCCCGAACTGCTAAATTCTACCGAGGGAGAAATAATCTCCGGCCTTGGGCAAGCAGTTGCCGGCATCCTCACCGGCGGAACAAGCAAGGCTGCCTCGGCGATGTCAGCCATTCCGAAATCCAAGGCCATGCTTGAGATGATGGGCAGGGGCCTGTTTTCAAGGGCATCAATGATGGCGACAATGAACATCGTCGGTGAGGGTTCCGAAAGATTACGTGAGGAGAAATCCATGGTTGACCAGCTTCCGAGGGATGGCTATGTAAAACTTGGCATAGAGGCTGGGCTGGACGAGAAAGAGGTGGGGGCCAAGTATGACAGGTTGAAATCTTCTAACGTGGATGACCTTATCTCTGAAATGTTGCCCACTTGGTTTATGGAGGGTAGCACAGAGGGCTTGATGGTCGGCGAATGGTTCAAGCGTTTCAACAAGGCCACTGATGGGTCGTTTGGCAAAGTGTTCATGGAGAAGGCCAAGGATGTCACCATTGGTACATTCGAGGGGGCTACGCAAGAAGCGTTACAACAATGGATGGAGAACGCCACGGCAAAAGAAGTCTATGACTACACACTGAAAACTACGGAAGGATTGGAGAAGTCGGCTGAAGTAGGCGGCGCTGTACAATTCATACTGGAAACGATGTCAGCCGCCCTTGGAGTAAAAAACCGTGGGACTACTGGCGAGGATAGCGATTTTATCAAAAAAGCGCAGGAAGAGATAGAAAGTAAGAAAGAGGTGCTTGCCAAAAACCTCGACAACGCCTTGGTTGAAAAAGTGGACATCAAGGATGTAAAGGCTGAACTGGACACTAAGGTGCAAGCTGGCGAAATTACACAAGAGCAGGCCGATGAACAGCTCAAAGAAATCGAGGTCAAGAAACTGGCCATCGAAAAAATCCCGGAAGACCTCAAGATGAACCCTGACGTGGTGGATGCTACTACCGAAAAGACGAAAGTTGACAGCGAAACAGATGCGCTAAAGGAGTCCATCAAGGAAAAAGACCCAGCGTTCACAGCAAAAGAACAGGCGCAAATAAAAGAAAACGAACTGAAGTCTGCGGAGCTTTCCGTAAAGACCAGCGAGGCTGCCAATCTTCCGCCAGACCCGAAGGCCGTTAAGCTGATAGAGGCGAGCAAAGAAGAAACAGGAGAACCCGCAAAAACTACTGCTAAAGAGGATGTTAGCAGTGCCGAGCCGAAAGTTTCGACCCCTACGGCCACCCCACTAAAGGAGCCGCAGGTTCAAGAGGAAAAACCACCTACTCCGGCCCAGGCAAAAAAACTGGCAGAAGAAAAGATTGACGAGTTCGCCGTACAGCCAGAAGCCGACCTGTCCAACATGCCGGACGAGGATGTGACGAGAAAGATATTGGCAGATGGTAACACTGCACAAGTCGGCCAAGCATGGGCGGCGGAACCAGATGTTGTTCAGGGCGAGATATTCACTAAGGAATCAGCCATCGAGGATGCAGTGACGAACAGCACTTTTGATGTAATGGCCTTGGAAGGAATCCCTGACTTGTCCAGCAAGTATCTACCGAAAGGCGATGCAGGGCCAAATGTGTACAACTTACAAGAACTCGCAGAAGAGCTTTCTGACCAGACTGGCATGAACATCACGGAAGCGGACATTGCAGACTACATCAGCTCCAACCCAGAAAAAAAGAAACCAAAGAAGATTTCGGCCAATCCAAATAAAAGACTACTTGCTCAGAGGTTCAAGGAGCTTGCTGGCATTGCGCCAAACAAAGAGTATATCGACAAGCTATCGGAGCGCAGTTCGTTCCTAAAAGAGAAGCAGGCCGTGGAGCAGGAGTTCCCGGAAGCAGCTGTGGTGAAGCCGGTACAGCCCGCCAGCGACAGGATGAAGAAATCCTTGATGAACAGGGTGGCGGAAGACCCACTCGTGCCGCTTGAAGTCAGGGAATTGGCCAAGGCTGGGAAATTGGACTATGATTCGCTGAAGGATGAGCATGTAAACGCTGTTGCTGATTTTGAGATAGCCGAGAACATGAAATCACTTGATGCCAAGGATGGGCTTGACGCCTCTGTAAAAACAGCGAAGGACTTGCTGAAAGAGGCAGTGGACACGGACGATACGAATACTCGTGAAACGAACGGCGCTATCGCTACAACTATCCTGCTAAAAACCGCCTACCATTACGCCGAACAGGGCATGATGGCTGAGGCATTGTCCGTTTACGACTTCTTGGATTCATATAGTAGGGGTGCGGGCCGCCAGATAAGCTCGTTGCGGGGCAGTGCAAGCCCAGAAGGCATAGCTGGGTCCACAGCGGTGAAAGTATTTGAATCACAGGTTAGGGAGCTTTCCAAGAAAGGGAAGAACGCCACCTTGGAGCAGATGCTGAGGGGATTGAAGGATGAGATTGAGAAAGCGAGGAGCAAGACCAATCTACAAGAAGCCAAGGTAGCTGTGGCCAAATCCATGAAAGTGAAGGATGTGGCCAATAAAAAAGTGGAAGCTGCCAAGAAAGGGGTTGACGAAGCAAGGGCGAAGCTCGCCAGGGCTGTACAGGGGCAATTGAGCGCAGGTATAAACCCAGAGGTGCTGATAGCCCTCAAGGACTTGTTCGTGGCGTACAAGAACCTGTTTGGTGCCAACATGAGCCTTATCAAGGCTGCGTACATGCAATCGGCCAGCGACATGGGGTTGGATGCCGACGAGGCGTGGAATGCTGTTTCGGATGAAGCTGCTGCTGTAACGGAAGAGGAGCTACAAATCCCGGCAGACATCCCGATGGGTACGGCGCAGCCGCTTATTCAAGGCCAATCAGAAATCGACAAGATAGTTGACGAGCATTACAAAAAGAACGATGGCATGTCGCTTTGGGCCAAGCTGAAAGAAGCTGGAATGAGCGAGAAGGATGCCAGGGCTTACGAGAACAAACTTGCCAGCGAACTTGAGAAGCGTGAAAAAGCGGCAATACTGCGGGCAATAAACAACTTCAAGAAGCAGATTCAGGAAGAGGAAATCGAGGGCATCATGGTCCACGAAAAGAAGTGGAACGGGTCGGTGGATAAGCTGGCCAATGCCGCATACCACGGACTGCTGAATGACCAGAACCTTGCGGCTGCCGTATCCGGCTACTTCGGATACCAGTCATTGTCAGCGCAGGACGTGAAGGACATCAAGGATATTTCGTCCAAGATGATAAATGGACTGCAGTCGAATGCCGTGGTGAATACTGCAGGTCAAACGATAGGATACCAACCAATTGGCCAGCCAGCTCCTGCAGGAACAACGCTGCAGTTAGTGGACCAGAAAAGCCCAGAGCTGATGGCCCGTGCGCAGAAAGAAATGAAGAACAAGCTGCTGGAACTTGAAAAGCGTAATGTGGGCATCATGCCGATACTTGCCGACGAGCTGAATACGGCGATGCACATGGGAGCGCTTGCCAATACTGGTACTTGGCTCAATATCATCGTTGGAACAATCTCAAAATTAGCACCCGACCTAATCTCGATAGCTGCATCCAACCCTGTGGCAGCCGTCAGGGCCATGCAGAAGATAAGCGAATCCAAGGCCAACAACTGGAAGATGGGGTTCGGCGTGTTCAGGTCGGCGTTCAAGGACAACTTCAGCCATTTAGACAACCCGAAGATACAATTGGATGGCCAGTACGTCACTGCCGCTTCATTGGTGGAAGTGGCTATGGTTCGTGGCATAGCCAAGTATTCCAAGATGTACGCCGACGCCACGGGCATTGACAAGGCAAAATCATTCGGTAAACTGGTTGGCGCCATACTCTCGCAGGCATACAGGATAGCGATAGCACCAAAGGCCATCGACGCCCAGTTCACGCACCCGGTCACAGAGTTTGTACGGTTCATCGAGGCTTGGAACAAACTTGAGCAAGGCGTAAAGTTCAGTGAGCTTGTCACACCAGACTTTGCAAACAGGGTGGCAGAATACGGGATGTTCACCAAGAACGCATGGGACACCGCCAAGTCGCAGGCAAGCGCTGAGGTGGCTGGGATGAAGATGAATGGACAGGAAGTTCCGCTTGGCTTTGAGGACAGGCGGGCGAAGGAAATCATACAACAGCAGGTGCGTCGGAGTGAGATAGAGTCAGCGCAACTGTTTATGGACCAAGCATCGCTCAGGGGTGAGATGTCTGGCTTCCTTGGCGTGGCGTTCGATAAGTGGCAGAACAGTGGGCAAAAAGAAACCAAGGCAGCGCCTATCCTCCAATTGAGCAGAACTATTCTACGTGCAGCTCTTACGATGTTCATGCGGGTGGCGATACACGGTACGAACGTGGTGCAAAAAACAGTTCCACTGCTTGGGCCAACCATGAACGCAGCGGCTCACATCGCAGTAAACAGGTCATTGGCCGGTGCGATGTCCAGCAAGTATGTTGGCGAGAAGGTGATGGAACAATATCCCGCCGATAGGCAGATTGGCAATGGCTACGTGAAGAAGTCAAAAACAGAGATGGCCAAGGACATGGGCGCTCAAGTAATGGCCACAACACTGTTCGCGGGGCTTTTCATGGCCATGTTCGATAGGGACGATGAAGACAATCTCGTTCTTGACCCTGATCGCTGGATAGATATTTCTGCATCATTGGATAACGACCCGTTCACCAGCGAAGTGGGTGGAATGACAAGATATTCTGTCAGGTTCAAGCAGTCGGATGGTACTTGGGGCAAGCCCAAGAAGTTCTCGCTGTGGTTGCCGTTTTTAGCACCGCTGTCTATACTTGGGGGAGTGAGGGACGACATCATCTTCCGGGAGCAGGATTTTAGGAACAAGTCTATTTGGGCAAGGGGCGGGGCTGGCATTCAGGACATCATAGGTGTGTTCAGCGAGGTCTCATTCAACAGCCTTGCGCAGACATGGGATAGATACCAGAAGGCCGGTGCAGCCGCTGCAAAGAGCGATACGCCTATGCCTTGGGTGGATGTCACCTTTCAGACAGCCCTGCGGCCCGCAAAAGCGGTCATGCCGGGGGTTTACCGGGATTTGTTGGTGAACGAGCTGGGTGTGATGCTGGACAAGCCTGCCACCAAGCCCGACAAATGGTACGAAAGGATAGCCAAGGACATCCCCTGGATAGACTACTATGTCAAGGGCGACAGGTATGATGAATATGGGAACATCATTTATAGGGATTCAAGGACCGGAAAAATAGTTGAGCGTATCTCTATGGGATACCTTGATTTCGTGATGAAAAACGAGGAAACGAGAGAGAGGCCGGAGTGGATATTGTCATCTAAATTTGACGGGTTACTAACCCCTGGGCAGTTTTTCTCGGCAAAATCGTTGATTTCCAAGAAGGATTCCGACTGGGCGAAGAAGGGCGAAACAATCTCGGACGACGTTCGGGAAGAGATGTCAAAGCGTGTCGCTGAACGCAAGGGCTTGATAGTCAATAAGTATTACGAGCAGCTTGACAAGCTCAATAAGCAGGAACTTGAGCAAATGTTGTTAAAAGTACATAACTTTGCTTCGGATATAATAAAATACGAGATGGGATTCTCCTCGGACAAGTAAAAACCGGAATTTGATTTTGGTGACACGAAGAAATCCATCAAGGAAAAAATCAAAAAAGAAGAATGAAAAAACTTCCAGCACTAATAACGATCGCAGCCTTGGCACTTATTGCAATACTGGCCATCCAGCGTTGTTCCTTTCACAAGCAGAAGGATAAGGATTCAACCGCCCTTCTCGACCTGAACGAGAAGAAATTCACGCAGTTCAAAACTGAATCCGGCAAGAACGCAGGTATGGCCGATGCCCGCATCATGGACTTGCAGACGCTGCTTGCGCTAGAGAAGACAAAGGTCGCCAGGCTGGCCAAAGAACTGAACCTAACCGTGAAGGATATTAAACGGATAGTTGACGTACAGCTAGAGGGAAAGGACACCATCAAGTTGACGCAGGTGGATACGATATATTACCCGGAAACAAAAGAGCCTGACGAACCACGGCCTTATTTTGCAGTAAGGCCGTATGTGTTTGAGGATCGCTGGAACTATTTCGAGGCATACCTTAATGATGGTGAAATTGACATAAATTACTCCATCACTGATAGTATCCAAATAGTAGAGACAAAATCCGGCAATACAAGGACTTTCACGGCCTTCAACAGCAATCCTGCCATACGAATTAAAGGTATGCAGGCAATAGTAATTGAGGAGCCAAAGGCACGTAAAAAGAGATTATGGTGGACAATACCAGTGGCCGTTGCTGCTGGCGTAGTATTAGGTAGTAGATTATAGGCAAGGTTTTTGGTATGATGTGGCCATTATGGCCGACCCACACACGAACGCAAATTATAATCCAATGACAATACATCCTCTGATTAGCTACTTGGTGGCTTCTGGAGGCTTTGATGGCACGGACGAGTCCTGGCCTGAGCTTGCAGCGAAATTTGATTTGGTGAGTGGGGAGGCCGCTTTTGGCAGATGGAAAAGATTTTTGGGCAGCGACCGCTCACTAGAGTTCAAGAAGGCGAACGTCAACCCCAAAACAGGAGAGCTTCTATCCGTCACTATGGGGCGGGCGATGGAGCCCAAAGAAATCCCGGATTTTGAAGGCAGCACCGTAAAGTTCATCACCACCACCCCAAACGGAGGGGCCTTTGTGAGGCGAGAGTTCAAGGATTCAGGTCCACCGCCTATCACCGACCAGCAACGTGCCGACATCGAGCGGAAGGTCTCGGAGAAACCAATTCAGAGACCTTCCGCATCCTTCCACCAGAACATCCTCATCATCGGCTGTGTACACCGGCCATTCCACGACAAGAAAATCTGGGCCGCACTCCTTTCTTTCATCTACGACAACAGGGATGGAATCCACGGCATTGTCATCAATGGGGACTACCTTGACATGAAATCCCTTTCAAGCCATGACGAGAAGAAGTTGTTGCCGTTCGGCATTGACCTCGGCGTGGAGTATCAGGATGGCTATGAAGGCATACAAGAGCTGAAGCAAGCGTTTGGTGTCAGGTGGAACATCATAAGCAAGGATTACACCTATGGGAACCACGAGGCAAGGTATTTTAAGCACATCGGGCAGTTTGACCACTCGAAGTACGGAACAGCGCTAATGTCCCCGCACGAGGCCATGAAGCTGGAGGAGGAGGGGTTCAACCTGCAACTTGACTGGGAGAATGGCAGGGTGTTTATCGGGGATGACCTAGAAGCGTTCCACGGGTTCTATCTAGGGCCGAACGCTGTAAAAAAGCACTTGGAGAAAAGCGACAGGAACATCTTGATGAACCACACCCACGCTGTTGCTGAATTTAAGCTGAACGGTCGTCGTGGCTACAACATAGGCTGGATGGGCGACGAGAACTCGCCTGGATTTACCTACGCCAACAGGTTCATGGTATCTGGCTGGGAGAAATGCTTTGCTATTGCCACCGTTCTGGAGACTGGGAAGACGATAGTGAACAGGACAATCTGTGAAAACGGAGGGTTTATTTTTGGAAACAAGCGGTATTGACCAGTTAAACAATAATGCGTAACTTTGCTATCCAACACACAAGTAAAACTTAGTGAGATGGATGCAATAATAAGAGATGACAAGATGAGCCACTTCATATACCAGTTCTTAAATCAGTACGCTGGGCCAGGAATATTCGGGACCATCATACTGACAATCACACTCCAGGACATTACACTGGCGGTGCCGATAATTTCGGCATTCTGCGTTCTTGCTGGCCAAGGGGTTGTATGGATACGCACAGACAGGCGGAAACAGGCCCGTCACGAGCTGTTTATGAAGATTGGCCAGCAGATGGTTGACGGCAAGCGGGATTTCGACAAGGAGTTCATGGAAAAGTTGGACGAGACGGCTGACTAGCCTTTGAACTTCCCGAAAAACATCTCAAAGATAGACGCCCCATCCATCTGCTTAATGTTCGACTGCCTCGCATCCGGCCTGACAACAGGGCTTGGAGTCACCGACACAACCTTCAAACTGCGTTCCGCCCTTGTCTTGGCTTTTGTGCAGGCATCTTCCATTGTTTCGGCAGGGATGTCCTTGTAGAAAAACGTTTTGCCGTGGAGTTCTATTTTTACGTCAAATTTTGGCATTTTCGGGATTTTTTGCTTGCTGAATCTTAACGATAGACCGCTTCAAATAATTTGCTTGATCAAGGCACTCCTCGTAGGCGTGTTGTAGCCAATCTTCAAGACTCAAGTCATTCCTATCCAGCGTAACACCGTATTTTATCGTGCCAATCCTTGAACGCTCAAGAATGTCGTTTGCCACGGATTCTGCTATTGAACACTTTTCCATTTTTGTTGATTTTATATCGAAATTCTCTTTTGCCTCATAGGTGTTGTAATTGCTCTTTCGATTGACCACCCTATCTTGAGCCTAGAACGAAGCGTTACTGGATTCATTCCAAGTTCTCGCTCCCACTGTGAAATTGTTTGCGTTTTCCCACCGTATGTCAAGTAAATATTATTTCGGCGGTTATTTGCTTGCTCAACGTCCGTCGCCCAGCGGCAGTTATCCTTGTAGTAGCCTAAGTTGTTTTCTATCCGGTCAATAGTATTCCCCTCTGGCCGCTCTCCCATATCTTCTAAAAAGTTTGAAAACTTTTTCCATCTTTCGCAGACGGTTATCCCTCTGCCGCCATAATTTTCAAAATTACTATCATTAGGGTTCTGACATCGAGATGACATGGACTGCCAAGTCTTGTAAGTTTTGGATGACTTCCCATCACTTTTGTGCCCATGTGTGACATTGCATTTTTTCGCCTTGTCTATTTTGAAGCATCCACAAGAAGTAGTTTTACCACTTTTTAGGCCAGAAGAAGAAAAAATTGAAACATTCCCGCAATCACACTTGCAATACCAAAGCGACTTTTTGTTATGCGTTTGGCCCGCAAATCTGATTACCGCCAACCTGCTAAATTTTTGGCCAGTCAAATCCTTGAAATTTTTACATTTTGGATGCCCTAAAAAGATTATTTCACTTTCGTTGATAAATTTTTTCACGTCAAATAAAAAAGCCATTGCTGGATGCCACCTTGGAACGTGCGAACGATTACTATCAAAAGTTATCCAAGAAGAACACCCAGCAATGGCCGATAGTAATTAAAAGTTCGCAATGCAAATATACGACCATTTAATTAAAGTTTTCAGATTTTTGAAAAACACTCCAGCGGATTTGTAAAAAAGCCACAGTACGTCTTCATCGATGTCTGTGACCTCTTCACCCCATCCCTCCACCAGAATACCGTGCAGGCGATGTAATTGGTGCCGCCCATCTTGTACTCCACAGACCCGTTCAGCGGCAGGAAGTTGGACTCAAAAGCGCCCGTCTTGGGGCAGATGACCGAAATCCTGATGGATACGCTGTCCGGCTTCGGATAGCTGTAATTGAACGGCTGCTGGTCAACGGAGAGCCGGTATCGGTCGCCGAGGTTCTGGATTTTCAGCGTTCCTGCCGAGATTTGGGCCTCCATCGTTATAGTGGCCAGTAAAAGTGTGAAAAGGATTACAATTTTCATAAGTATGCTAGTTTAAAATGTGACTAGCGCTGTTCAGTGTTGTTTTTTGCTTCGTCCCGCAATTAAAATGCCATAAAATACTTCCCATCCCTAGTTCTGAAAAGCATTGCCATGACGCCAATGGTTCTTACCCCAATTTTAGAATATGCCGTGATAGTTCCGTCGTCAGATATAAAGCGATGCCCGCCGAACTCGCCGTACACATAGCCTGTGAGATTCCCAATTATTGAATCCATCTCATAAACAATCAACCCGTTATCGTATTCAATATCCGTGACAGTTCCTGTTTTTACCCCACTAACGGGGCCTACGTATTCAAGGGTTGTTTCTTTCCGCATCAATAGCTCATAGTCATCAATGATGGATTGAAGCGAATCAATCACATGGATGTAACCAGAACAGGCATCAGCAAGTGTTGTTTTTTTAATGCTTGATTGGCTATCCATCCATACAACAGGAGTTGTATCTACAACGCCTCCTATTGATTGAACCCCAATTTCTATTTGCCCGAAGGCGTTCGTCAGCGCAAACAGCGCCAGAATCGTCATTAATTTTTTCATGTTGAATTTATTGATTGAAAATTATTGCTTCAGCGCCTCTGCCTCGATAGCAGCTTGTATCGCCTGCCATTTCTGCGCCTTGATGTACCACCTTTCAAAAAGATGTGCTTTCTTCGGGATTGCCTGGTACAGTGCGGCAGTGGCAAAACATGCTTCCGCTTTCTTGGATACCTCTGCAAGAAGCATTCCCATTTGTTCGTCCGTGAATGTAGGGTTCATTGTTTCTTTTTTAGATTTCTGTTCGCCTTCCAAATCAACAACTCTAGCCTTATTTTACCGGCAATTGAGTCGAATATTTTGAAAAGAATTGAGAAGAATTTCATTTATTTGCCGGGATTTTTACATAAGGGGTAAACAATAGCCACCAATCCATCCGCTCCAATTTGTATTGCATGAACCCGGCGAATGTCGGAGTTCGTCTTTCTGTCAATACTTCACTGCCTGTGTACCCTTGATAAAATCCTGGGTCAATTCCCGGTAATTGGTATATTTCCTTGCCGCCTATCAAATAAACGGCATATTCAGTCTGGATAGAGTCAAGGTAGCATTCTATCTTATACCCACACCACTCCCCAAGTCCCCTGAATTTTGCCATTTCTGCCGGGGAGTAGTTAGCATCTGTGCGATAATAGTCCCACTGCTCCCACACGTAGTTGTATTGGCGATATAGTGAATCCCTGTCTTCAAATTGCCACTCCGAGTATTGAGCCTGGCAGGTTAATGTGAAAAACAGCGCAATGATTGTGAAAAGATTTTTCATTGTTGGAAATTATTATTGTTTGATAAATTCAGAATCTTCCCATTCGTCGGCTTCGGTGACTACCTCGACCTTTCGTTCCTGCTTCTTCTTTTCGGTTTTCAATACCAATGGTATCTGTTCGGCAGTACGCAGGTCATAAAGCCCAATCAATTCACCTTCATTTAGCCTCACTTTTTTCACCTTGTCGTCCGACATGCCCCATTCTGGACTGTTCAGCCAATCGAAAGCAGCTTGTTCAGATTCAAAAAGTGCGGTCTTTGTTTCCCACCTCCTTGATGGTGAGGCAAGCCCGCCACTTATCCGTGTATAAGATTCTAATGTTTGGTAGATGACAAGATGTGTGTAGTGCCTTTCTGGTTTATCTGGTGATTCACCAAGCCAGATTTGCGCTGAAAGATTTAACCCAAAAAACAGTAACGCCAAAATCGTCATTAATTTTTTCATCGTTTCTTTTTTAGATTCCTGTTCGCCTTCCAAATTAACAACTCTAGCCGGATTTTACCGGCAATCGAGTCGAATATTTTGAAAAGAATTGAGAAGAATTTCATTTTTAATTTGTTTCTTTCATTTATTCAATTCATCTTTGTGCTGCAAATCTAAGGGAGTTATTTTTAACAAACAAGTTTTTACTAAATAATTATTTTCATGGCGTTGAAAAACTTTGATGAGATGTATAGATTGGACATCTCGGATTTGACCAAAAAGGTTGACGGGTTCGATTACCTGAGCTGGCTGGACTGCGAAATGTCATTGAGGGCGGCAGGTGCGGAACACATCTCCTATGATTGCAAGAAGGTAATTTGGACTCCCGGCGGCAAGTATGCGCTAGTGAAAGTCTGGGTGAAGATAGATGGCATCAAGCATTCCATCACGCATCCAGTGGCGAACGGTGACACAGCGATAGAGAACCCAACTTCTAGCCAAATAGCATTTGCCATCCAGAGGGCATTTGTGAAGTGTGTGGCGATATTCTGGGGCCTTGGACTGTCACTGTGGAAGGGAGTTGATACGGATGTGGTGAGTTCACCAAAAGACACCAGCCTAGCTATCAAAATACCCATCGAGTTTGGCAAGGCAGTTCCGCACCTCGGGACTGCTGACGAGGTACACGAAAGGATAGGCACTACGAAAGCCTCCCTCTCCAAGGTAATCTCGGAAGGAACAGACGCTGAGCGCCAAGAAATCCTGGCAAAAATCCTCGAAATCACCACTGCATTTTGATAGGCACCGAACGGGAAATACAAGGGTATATCGGAGGCAGCGATGCCGTCCGTGTCCACGGTTCGTGGGAGACTGCCACGTTCCAGAAGTTCTGGCGGGAGCGGCTGACAGGGTTTAGGGAGTCACAGAACTTCGACACCATCCACACGTCGGCGGGGAACATCATGGAAGCGGAGATATTGAGGGCTGTCGGAATCCCGGAAATAAGCTGGAACGTGTACTTTAAGCCATCAAAGACAATCGCTGGCATCAACACGGATGCGTTCTATTCTGGGGTGTACCACGAAATCAAGACAGTGCTGTGGGATACCGGCTCGAAGTGGATAATCGGCGGAGCAATCTCGGCAAACTACATCTACCAGATTCAGCACGGATTGCTCGTAACCGAGGCGGACGAAGCCAAGCTGCACATCTGCCTGATGACCGAGGAGGAGAAGTACAACCCGTTCTCTATAAACGACGTTTCTAGCCGTGTGCACACGTTTTCGTTCAACAGGCCGTACTTCGACACCACTAAGACGACTATGGCGCAGTACGGCGCTCTCATAGAGCATCTGACGCAATGCTACCGCAATGGTGTGTTTCCGACAGATGCGAAAAGGAAGGAAATCATTAATTCATTTTCATAATTAAACTTTAATTTTATGGCCTTACGAGAAAGAGAGGATTCGATGACCTACGTTGGCGTTTACGACGGCAAACTGGAGGTCAGGGTGGACAAAAAGACACCCGGCGCTATTGAGCGTGAAAAAACAAAAGCTGGCAAGGCGACAGGTGATGTCATCCATGTCAAGAACTATGGGTCACTGGAGGGGACCATCAAGGACATTAAAAAGGATGTCAAGGAATTCCCTGACGGCACAAAGTTCTCGTCGCTCAAGATTTTCATCGACGACATGGGCGACAAGTATGTACTGAACTGGCCGTACAACTCCGACCTGACCACGGCGTTCAATTCTATGGTCGAGAACATCGACCTGGATTCTCCGCTGGAGTTTTCGGTCGGGAAGGGAAAGAACAAGAAAGGCAAGGAGAAAACCTCACTATTCCTGAAGCAGAACGGCGCAAACATCAAGTGGAGGTACACAAGAGAGTACCAGTACGCCGATGGCGAGGAGAGGAAGCCGGAATGGGAACAGGTGATGCGGAAGGGCGAGCTTGAGTGGGACAACAGCAAGGAAATTATCTTCTTTGAGAAAATCTTGAAAGAGAAAATCATCCCGAAGCTACGCAACAAATCTGCCGCCACCTCACGGATGCCCGCCTCGCAAGAAAGCCTCGTGCAAGATGATGGCTGGATACCGGATGCAAGCCACATGCCTGCCGAGCCGGACGAAGTGAAGCCGCCGGATGATTCGGATTTGCCATTCTGACATTGATTTTACAGAAGTGTAGTTTTCATAGTGAGGGTCGAGGAGAAATCTTCGGCCTTTTTTATTTTACACTTGTTTTATTCATTTATTTAGTACATCTTTGCATCTCACAATGATAGTTGGACACGGTGCCACCGGCGTTGAAAATGGAGAACACTAGACTAGACGCCGGTGGAGCTTTTTTTGAAGAAGATTATGGAAAGTATCGAAGAAGCAAATCAAGAGCTTTCAGCCATGCACAATGCAGAGCTTGGATTCTTCATAATTGATGGTAAAATGACTTGGAGCGATTATTTTAGCTACTGGACATTGCAAGATGAAATTGATTTTATAATTGACTCTTTTCTCTAAAAAATCTCGGCAAAAACGAATAAAATGGCTAAAGTAAAGTGCATGAAATGCGGGAAGCGCCCCGCCACAATCAACAATATCTGCCTGACCTGCGACACCCTGTGGGACGTAAAAAAGGTTGAGATAAAGGAGAAGAAGGGCCGGAAGTGGAAATGGAAGGACTTCTACAAATGGGTGATGAAAAAAAGTTATTAACAATTGTTGAAAATGCACCAACCCAGCACATTCATCGACTCCTTCTGCCAGACGCTTCCCGACAGGCACAACCTGCTGGCATGGAACGCAATCATGTACAGGGATGGAGAGGTGTTTTTGCACCCAGAAGGGCTGATGTACCAAATCCTGCTGTTCGACCACGGGAGTGTTTTCCCGCAGCATCATGTGATGGTGATTGGGTTGAATTGAGAAAAATAAACTAAGGATGAAAATAAACCCAGCACTTATTTTGAACTCACTAAGATGGGATGTTGACTCATTGGTGTATTTATATGAGTATGACTCCTATGGGTGGCTCGGCCCGTGTTTTGATAAAAACGGCAATCGGAATGGAATCACTCGTTGCTGTGAGTATGATTACGAATGTCAACACCACAAAGAACTTAGGGGAAAACTTGAAGCGCAAAATACAATCAACAATTAAAAAAAAACAAAAATGACCTTAATCTGGATTTTGCTAATCATCAACGCCTATTACTTTGGCCGTGCATGGGACGAAATGCCAAGCAGACCATTCAAGAAGGACGACATCTTTTTCTTTCTCATCCCGTTCATCGGATTCCTGTTTATTTTCATCTTGGCATGGATCGCGCTTGACAAGAAGTTCCGCATAGTGACACACTTGCAGGCGTACACCACAAGGGTATCGCCAGAAGACCTCGAAAAACTGATAGCGAGATACAAGAGGGGCAAAAACAAGGATATTGCTATATTCTTGCGGGTGAATGGGGTGGATGTAAAAAATCTCGGCAGATAAAAATAAAATAAAATGGGTATCAAAAAAGTAGCAAGTCCAGTAAACAAAGCCAAGAATCTGTTCTTAAAGTGGCTAAAGGACAGGGAAGCGACATACATTGAGGAGTTCGAAGGAGAGAATGACGGAGAATGGGATTATTACAGGCATGTGGATGGTTTTATAGGTGACAGGCTATACGTGGCCTGTTTTCACGTCTGGCGTGGCAAGGTTTCGATTGACTACTCTGATGAAGAAAATAGGTACAATGGCATGAGCGTAGAAGAATTCTTACAGTTGATTTCTTGAAAAATCTCGGCAAACAATAAAGTTTTTCCGAGATTTTTTGGAATAACGGAAGAAGGTTGTAGATTTGTGAATCGTTAAGACGGTCGAAGGGGGTGACGCCCTGGGTGGAAATCTGAACAGAAAAGAAAATATTGATGTAAGTTTCATCGAAGAAGCCTCATCATTGAGTATCGGGAAGGTGTGTAGTGGTTTTCCATTTCATACTTTTCTGTTCAGCCCGGCTGCCTGTCACGCAGCCCACACCGCCTGATACTCAATGCTGAGGCTTTTTTTATGTCCATGAACGATGGCCAAGTCAAAGATTAATCAACTAAAACTTCTGCTGTCAAAAGACGGAAGAAGTTTTATAGACCCAACTACGAAGAAAGAAATACCTCATGTTCGGATGTTCCCACTCAACACAAGGTATGCTGTAAATGTTAGCGGGATGATTTACGACTCATTCTCTAGTTATGAATTGGTGAATCAATACAAGGTGGATGGTCATTATTTTGTGGACATAGAGTTTAAGGGTAAGCCGGGTGGAATCCCGTTTCTTGCCGGAGAGGTTGTATTGTCAACATTCAACGACAAGTATCTAGTAGGAGATAAATTCACTTACAATACTTCTTCGAGAAAATGCTGCCTAAAAAATCTAAAGCACCTCCCTGCTGGCAAGACCAAAAACTACTCTCAGGTAGAGCTATCTAACTGGGATTGCCAAAACAAGGCGAATTATGCGAACAATAGGGTTCTTGGCATTAGTGCGACTAATTTCTCAATAACACAGCACGATGTATTTGATTGTCTGCAAAGGGCTTCGTTCAGGTGTGCCTATTGTGGGGAATCACTTTTTGGCCAGAAATGGCACCTTGACCACATAAACCCAATAAGTAAAAGAGGTGCGAATGACAGGATGAACATAACGCCTGCCTGTGTAGATTGCAACCTGATGAAGCACAGCATGAATGTTGATAGCTTTTTTGCAAAAATACAGAAGATTGTAAAAAACATTAATTTAAGAAACACTGGCAGGTATGAACTCTTGAATTTGGATGGAGATGTAGATGCTTCATTCAACAGGGTGTATCTAATTCCTTCTGAAATACTATAACTATGCAAGAACTTGATTTCTTCCGAGATTTTTCAGTCTCAAATCCCATCCTCATGCAGGGCGACTGCCTTGAGCTTATGAAATCCATCCCAGATGAAAATATGCTATCGGATATTTGTGTTGCATATCTCAATGTAATACCATAGATTTGTGGCATGAAAAATAAATTACGAGTTTTTACAAAGGAGCACAGAGAGAAGATAGGTAACTCAAGAAGGGCTTGGGTGGCTAATGGCGGTATTCCTTACAATAAGGGTTTAAAAACATCCGAAAGAACTGATGGGCGGCGGCTACTATTATTGAACATGAAGGCCCACTTAAAGTACGAAGTTACGTTAGAGTGGCTTAACCAGTTTGATAATATAGAAAAACTGAAGTACCTTAACAAGTCTATATCAAGGAAGCGAGACTACCTCGGTTTTGACACGGAAATTTATAAGGCATTTATCGAAAAGTTTTATTTTGATAAAAATTTCAATAGACTATTTGACGAATGGATTTCTACTGGAGACAAATGGATAAAGCCATCACTTGATCATATTGTTCCAAAAAGTTCTGGCGGTGTACTAATGATTGAAAATTTAAGATTTATTAGTTGGCTGGAGAATAGGTCTAAATCCGATATTCCAGAAAACGAATGGGTCTTGATAAAAAATAGAATTAATGAATATTTTTAACAATTTAGACGAGGTTGCAAGCGTGGGGCTGCTTCCTGTAAATAGCCTAATCAATGCGGAATGCCTCGCTGCTATGAGTTTTATTGCAGACAACAGCATTGATATGATTTGTTGCGATCTCCCTTATGGCACGACAATTTGCAAGTGGGACGCAATAATCCCATTCGAGCCACTTTGGGAGCAATACGGAAGGATATGCAAACCAAATGCCGCAATAGTCCTGACCGCTTCACAGCCATTCACGTCAGCTTTGATTATGAGCAAGCCAAAATGGTTTAGGCACGAATGGATTTGGCAGAAAAACAGGGGCAGCAACTTTGCGCTCCTGAAATGGCAGCCATTCAAGGAGCATGAAAGTGTTTTGGTTTTTAGCAAGGATACGGCCAAGTATTACCCGATAAAAGAAGAAAGGAGTGAAAGTGGTAAAAGCCGATGCGCCTACACCTTCCATAACAAAGTCACAAGTGGGGTGATAAATAATGAAACATTCTACAATCAGGATGGAGACAGGAGGAAATTGGATGAAGGATTAAGAAATCCAAGTAGCATACAAAAGTTCAATACAGAAGTCGGCCTACACCCCACCCAAAAGCCCGTCGCCCTCTGCGAGTACTTAATCAAAACCTACACCAATGAGGGCGAAACGGTCCTGGATAATTGCATGGGCAGCGGCACCACAGGTGTTGCAGCGAAAAATCTCGGCAGAAACTTCATCGGCATCGAAAAGGACGAAACATATTTCAAAACAGCATCCGCGAGGGTGGCAAAAGCGTGAGACCATGAAAGAGTTTTCCTTTATCAAAACATCTCTTTGGTCGGATGAAACATTCCGCCAAATGTCCCCAGAGCAAAAGTTGATAATGCTCTATCTCCTACAAGGCACTCAGACTAACTGGTGTGGCATCTTCAAGCTAAATGTATCTATGATGGGGTTCTTCCTTGGGCTAAGGGAAGATAACGTCCAGAACGCATTTCAGGCTTTCTTGAAGCAGTTTTCGGATTTAGTTTCCTACGATGAAACCACCTCTGAAATTGCCATACTGAATTGGGGAGCCATGAACATTGCGAACATGAATGGCAAGTCGCTTGGAGTCGCAGAAAAAGAATTGAGGTCGGTCGAAAGTGACCAATTGATACTCAAAGTCATCACTCAAAGCAAGGCGTCTAGGATAGTAGAATTTTACACATCCGGCTTAAATTCAATCCGAGCTACACGTAGAAATTTAGCAAAAAAACGGGAGGCCATAATTTCACAGCACCCCGACTTAACTGACTGTGAATCAGATAGTTCTGGACAAATAGAAAATGAAATAGAAAATGAAATAGAAAAGATATATAGTCCAGCTATCGCTGAACAGCCCACATCCACGCAAGCAATTGCTACCCAAGAAAAAGAAAAGTGTACCGATGTCCCCCCGCCGCCCGGCTTCGACGAAATCTGGAACCTGTATGGCCATAAGCAGCAAAAGGCTGACGCTATCAAGGCGTACAGGGCTATGAAGTCTCAGCCTGATAGGGATGCCCTCGTTGAAGCGATACCGGCATACCTCACCTTCCTTTCACTTCCAGACAACTCTTTTCGGCAGAAGAAGCTGCTTGGCGCATTTATCAGGGGCCGGATGTGGGAGGATGATTTTAATGCCAGGAAGGTGGAGCAGCCCACCGGAATGAGCGCTGGTAACGAGTCACTGCATGGCTTTGTATCCAAGGAGTTCCCCAATGTCCAAAAACTAAAATGGCTAACCAATGAACAGTTCGACGTGTTCGATTCCCGTGGCGCAGAGATGTTTGGAGGGAACTACACCATTTACGCATCCCCAATTGCGATGAAAAAGCACATAAGGGAGTCATTTTCTGAACTCAACTCCAACAGCTTCAAGCGGTCACAATACCAGGATGTGTATTCTTACCTATGCGAAGACCTCAAAAAAAGAATCTACCCAAAATGAGGATAACACTATTCGAGAACGTCAATAACACCACCCCAATAGGGTACATGGATTTTGAAGACCTCCTCCCAAGGATGCTGACGGACGAGGCCAAAAAAGCTGCAGCTGAAATGGCTGCACTGCATCGCTCTGACAAGGATGCCTATGATGCGAGAAAAAGAAGGATGCCCGCATTTGCCATCGGTGAGCACACGGCCAGAAATTCCAATAGCTGCACTCTTCTTGAGCAGTACATGGGACTTGATGTTGACCACGTTCCTCCTGACAAAATGAGGGAGGTGTTCGATAAAATAGCTGCATGGGAGTATTGCTGGTGCGTATTCCCTTCGGTATCGGAGCTTGGATTCCGTGTGATAGTCCCAGTCGAATGTACCGTTGGCACAAGGAAGCCGATGTATGAATTGCTGGTGCAGATGTTTTCCGCCTATTCAGGCATACCAATAGACTTGGAACTTCCAAAGGAGGATAGGAAGACCTCCTTTTGCATAAACGCCTCCACCAGCGACATTTGCCGGCTGTGGTTCTATGCTGGGGCGAGGGTTCATCACTTCAATCCATCTGCCAGTAAAATATCCCAGCCGATACAGATGGCTCCTGTAAATGTACCATCTCAGGTGAGGACATTGCGGGAGTCAGATGAGCTTATGGTTGCCATAATCGTCAGCGAGGCCGAAAGGAGGCGCATAGACCTCACTGTGGGCTATCAGGCATGGTTTGATGTCGGGATGTCGCTTGCGTCGCTTGGAGAGTCTGGTAGGGTCCCATTTCATAGACTTTCGGCAATCAGCCCACAGTACAAGGAGAAAGAGGCCGAGGCGAAGTACAACGATTTTGCAAAGAACGCATCCGGCAGGAAGACGATAAGGACGCTTGCCAAGATTGCCAAGGACTCTGGGATACTTTACAAGGACAGTTCATTGTGGGGCAGTGTTCCAGAGGAGTCGAGGGTTAATTCGGTGAAGCTCCAATCCCTTGCGCCAGACGAAATAGATGATGGGTTTGATGAAGTTAAAAAAGAATCCATTCGTGATAGATTGAAAAGGGTGTCCTTTAAGTACGGCCAAAAGCCGAAGGACATTGATTTCATACTGAAAGCGAATGTTGATGGGAAGCTGTTTGACATAGGCGGGTTCGGTATGATAGGGCTTATAACCGGACTTGAGAAGTCAAGGAAGACCACGCTACTGAGGGCCATAACGTCCAGCGCTATCTCTGGCGGCTCAAAGAAAATAAACTTTCAGATGGACTTGAAGGGCAAAAAGGCCATCTATGTCGATACCGAACAGCCGGACTTCTTTTTCTACAATGGCCAGATGCAGGCGCACATGCTCGCTGGACTCGGAGATGCCGCTGAAAACTATGAAGCATACTCGCTAAGGAGTTTTTCGGCTGACGAACGGATAGAGGCTGTCGATGACTTGATAGATGAAAACGACAATCTTGGGCTCCTGATACTTGACGGCGTACTTGATTTTGTCAAAAACTTCAACAGTGAGGAGCAGTCGCAGGCGTTTGTCCAGAAAATGATGCAGTGGACAGACAAGAGTGGTGCCATGATACTTGCCGTCATACACGTCGCAAAGTCGTCAGGTGCCACCACTGGTCATCTCGGCTCTATGCTGAACAAGAAATGCGATTTTGCCTTTGAAATGAAGAACGATGCTGATACTGGATTTACTACCGTTAGCAGCAAGTTGAGCAGGACTAGGCCGTTCACGAGCTTCGACTTCACGCAGGATGATAACGGATTGCCGGTACTCAACCACAATGAGGCGTATATTATCCGTAACGGGGTGGCTATACCCAAATCAGAGGCGGTGTTCTATAAGGAGGAGCCAATAATGTCCGACACTCCCGACCAGTCCGACCCCTTCGCCACCCCCTTCACCCCTCAAAAACTAACAGTCCCATCTAAGATGAATGACGATGAGGATATACCATTCTGATAATCAATGATTTGCCGAGATTTTTTAACTTAAAAACGATAAAAATGACAAATATTTTATTCAGAGGTAGGCGACTGGACAACGGAGAGTGGGTCAATGGAGACTTCATCCTCGGCGTCGGCGCAAAGCATGGGCATTCGTTCATACTCCCAAGGTATCACATCATGCCTGACAAATGCGGGATTGATGGATGGGATGTTGACCCATCAACGGTAGGCAGAAAGAGGTGTCTGACCGAAAGAAACGGAGATGACATTTTCTCTGGGGACTTGATGATGTACGACGGGAAGATTTACAAGGTGGTTGATGACGGCTGGAGATTTAGGCTTGAAAGAAATCTGGTGGAATTCGGCGACAACCATGATGTCGTATTGGACGAGGATACTGCTTTCGATTCCTTATTGTGGGGGAATTTCCATGATAATTCGAAAAATTTCGGCAATGACTAGGAAGCCCAAGTCACAGCCCAAACAAGTATCCCAAGCCGACCTCCTGGCCTTCTTCAACAAGCCCGAAGAACCGGCCACTCCATCCATTGCCAGAACCCAAAAAATCCCGGCAGCCGACGAAAAAAGGCAAAGGGAACTGTCAGAAATCGGCTGCACAAAAGTCCGCCTCTACACAAAAACGGTCACAGTCCTCGGCTGGCGGGAGAAAAGAAAGCACGTTGAGGTCCAAACAGAGAACGGGATAGCTGCCTACGACTGGCCGTTCAAGGTTGTTTTCCCGTTCATAAACCTCGAAATCATCGAAGACTGCGGCTATCTCGAAATGTTCTCAAACGGCGAGGAATACGTCATCGAGGGCAAAAGGTACGGCGTCAGGGATGATGTCGTCTGGGTTGGTGGGAAGCGGTATTTGAGCAGCAAGGAGAAGGTGGATTTTGGGTCTTTCCGGGATTTTTTGGCAGGCAAGGAATTTATTTTGAAGAAAACGATAATTTAATTTTGATAATTGAATTATTTAGTTCACCTTTGCATTATCGAAAGAGATAAAGACATCCCCGGCCACCACCAAGTCGAACATCTTTGAGAAAGCTGATTGTTAAAGGGTGGTTGGGGTTTTTCCCCACCAAAGAAAAGCGAAAAGTCGCCTATCCCGGCAGAGCTAATTGTATGCGATTGGGGTGCTTGCCGGGATTTTTTAACTTTCAAAATCAATAAAAATATCGTGTCATTCAAACTTAGGGACTATCAAGAACTCGCACATTCCGAGGCCGTATCCCATTTCAGGGGTGGCGGCAAGCGGATTGTGCTCACCGCACCACCACGGAGCGGGAAGGGTTCCATGATAGCCAATAAAGCTGCAAAAGCTGCCAAGAATGGCCATCAAGTTTTGGTCCACGTTCACAAGGCCGAGCTTGTGCTGGAAATCAAGAAAAGGCTGAACACGCAGTTCGGCATGGACTGCGGAATACTCATGCGTGGCCATCCTGTGGAAAAGAACAAACTGATACAAGTCGGGAGTGTGATGACCATGATACGCCGAAACCTCGACTGGCTGCACCCTCGCCTGTTTATGATAGACGAGTGCCACAGGCTTCCATCTCCAAGCCAGACCAAGCTATTTGATTATTTCAAAGATAAGTGCGACCCGTTCGTAGTGGGATTTACAGCCACATTGTACCGTGAAGACAAGAAAAACTTTGTCCCATACTTCGACAAAGTGATTCAGGTAACGACCTGGCGGGCGCAGTTGGACAGAAAAGTGTTGGTCCCGACAGTAGTGAAGGCTCCAAAAAGCGTATCGGTTGATGACATCAAACTGAAGATGACGGCCAATGGCCTCGACTTTGACGAGGACGAGATGGCCGCAAGGTTCATGGAGGACAGGGTGATGACTGCGCTCTACTCAAAATGGATGGAATACACCGGTGGGCGGATGCAAAGTATAGCGTTCTCGGTCAATCAGAAGCACAACAAAGCGGCCTGCGAGTTCTTCCGGGCCAAGGGTGTAAATGCGCAGTTTGTTGACGACAAGACCCCACAGAAAGAGCGGGAGGCCATCATGGAGAAATTTTACAAAGGCCCGTTCTGTGAAAATCCTATTATGATTCTTTTTAATATCGGGATTTTCAGCGAGGGTATCGACTGCCCTACGGTGAAGTGTGTAGTCGGTAATATGGGCACAAAATCCTTCGTAAAATACGTGCAGGCGTTTTCCAGGGGCGCAGGCGCTATGCTGGTTGACAAGTCGAACAGCAAGTGGATTTGCGACTTCTTTAAGGTCCCGCACGGTTCGCTCGGGGAGATTGGTGAGTGGTTGATGCTCCCGAATGGCAAATACTACAAGGAACGGGTATTGGTGCTGGATTTTGGCGGGAACACAGAGCGGCACGGGATGCTTGAGGATTACGACATCATGCCGCCAGACCTCACCGGGAAACGGAAGGAAGATGGCGTCGCTCCGACACGAAGCTGCCCAGAATGCCTGACGGTCTGCTACACCGTCCACAAAGCGTGTCCAAATTGTGGGTTCGTTTTCCCGCTGGCGAAGAAAGAAGAGAAGAAGCTACATGCCGACGAAGTGGAATGGGACACGGTTGACAAGGACCAGTCCTTGGTCAAAAAAATTATCAACCTGAAGGCAAAACAGGCCCAGCAATCTGAAACGCAATGGCTCCGCATCGTAGCCCTGATAAAAGGCTACGATAAAGTATGGATTTGGAAACGTGTCGAAGAGCGTGGCGAATACCGCCAAGAGGGCGTGGAAGTCTGGGGCAACAAGCCCGGAACCTTCGAGAACTATTTGGAGAACCTTGAGAAAGAGAAGGGGACGTTTTCTATTTTTGAACGGTTAAAATCAAAAAGAATATCAATATGAAATCGGAAGACAAAACTTTGTTGAAAAGAAAAATGGAACATCAGGCTGACTATAAAAAGAAGGCCGCATTGCTGGATGATATTGGCAAGCAGCAGCTTATTGATTTAATCTTGGGTGGAGCGGTATGCGAACTCCAACAGAAGCAAATTTTGGAAGGAGAACCAGAAGCTCAGACGTTAACTATTAAATTTTATTTCAACCCAACATAATGATAGCAGAATCAATCGAAATCGAAAACTTCGGAGGTATGCAGAAGTTCAAGGTCAACTTCGACCCTCGCATCACCTACGTCACCGGACCGAACATGGCCGGAAAATCGACCATCGCTAAAACCGCCTTCTTCTTCGGCCTAGAGGGCATTGCCGAAAAAGGCACCCACTACAAAGGCCGTGGCAACTTCGTCGGAGAATGGGGGGATGAAGCCAAAACAATCATCAAGCTGCGAGACGAGCACGGCTCCTATACCGTCACCCGTGCCATGAACGACAAGAAGCAGACGCAGTTCTCCGTGGTGAGCGACACTGGCCGTAGCCTTGATCAGGCATGGCTTAATAAACTATTCCAGAGCTTAATGATAAGCCCGCTGGACTTCGCTAACATGCACGAGAAAGAACAGGCAAAACAGCTTGGAATCGACACGTCCGAGTATGACGAGCGGATACTTGCGCTGAAGATGGACTTCACCTTTATCAACGGCACCTTGCGGGATTTCGGAGAAATAATAATCCCTGAAAAAGTGGAATACGTTGATGTATCCGAGTTAAACCGGCAGAAGAACGAGGTGCTGGCGTTCAATCAGCAACAGCGGGTCAGGACGAATGAGCTTTCTAAGAAAAACGGGGAAATAGCTACCCTGGATATTCATATCTCAAAACTGCAACAAGAGCTTCAAATAGCATTGGTGTCTAGGGAGAACAGGGTAAAAGAGAAGAACGCACTTACATTGCCAGAGCCAGAGAAGGATACCAGTGGCTTCGACAAGGTAATGGAAGAGATGGATAAGACCAACAAAGATGCTATGTTCTATGGGATTGCCCTTGAAAAATCCCGGCAAAAGGCTGTAAAAGAAGAAGAACTTTCCGCCAACAAACTTGCCCAAAAACAACTCCAAGAAGAAAAAGTGGCCTACCTGCAAACACTCGACCTTCCGTTCAGCACCATGACCATTGACGACAACGGCGGGCTTATGATGGACGGGAAGTACATCCGGGAGCCGTTCTTCAGCTCTGGGGAGCTTTGGGCCGTGATACCGAGGATAATCGCCAAAATGCAGCCGGAATTCAAATACATATTTATTCAAGGCTGGAACATGATGGACAAAAAGCACCAGAAGAACCTCGTGGAAGACATGCTCGGCCTTGGTTTCCAGCTCTGCATCGAAGTGGTGGACGAAACCGAGAATGGCGGGATAATAGTTTTGACGGAGCTTGCTTCTTAATTGAATTAAGTATATCTTTGCCGAACAAATTATAGTCTCGAAAAACAGAGGCTATGGACAACATTTTAATCTTTGGCAATATGCTGCAAGCTGTAATCCTCAATCCGAAACTTCTTGAGCAAATCAAGAAAGAAGAGGCTAAGAACAGGGAGTTCGAGGCTGAGATGGACGCTAAAATAGCAATGGAATGTACTCAAAAGAAACCCAATCCGGCAGAAAGCCATCAAGCCCAGCGGCAAAGCTAAGGCCAGTCACGGCCAGACGCCAACAGTTCAACGTCGAAATGCACAAGGCATACGACAGGATTGACCAGGAGCGAGAGTTGTGCTGCCAAGCCTGTCTAGCGCCACAGTTTGACCATTCGCATTCGATTCCGAAGAACTACAAGGACTACAAGTTCATCGCAGACGAGCGGAACATCTGGCTCCTATGTCGTGACTGTCACGTTTTATTCGAGGGAGGGTACCTATGGATGCTCGACTGCGGCGAAGAAATCATGGCCAACATCCTGCTTTGCGACGAGGACTACTACAAGCAGAAGGTCATGCAGGTGGCGAAAAGGCTTGATGGGTACAAGAAGAAAAACTGGCTTGCAATAAGCCAAAAGGCAATAATCATCCCGGATTGGGTGGAGGAACTTTGTTCTGACATTTCTTTCTGAACTTTCAGTAAATATTGAAACATGGAAAAACAACTAAGCCAAGTCAAGGAATTCCACAAGGCATTCGGGTCAAGGATAGGCAAACATCCTGGCCTGCCAGAAGACAAAGAACTCGCGCTGAGGCAGAAACTCATAATCGAAGAAGCCTGCGAGGTCAGCGATGAGCTGATTGAGGGAAAAAGCATTGTCAGGACCGCAAAAGAACTTGCCGACCTGATGTACGTGACACTTGGCACCGTCCTGTCGCTCGGCCTACAATCGGAGTTCGAGCGGTGTTTTGATGCCGTCCACGCTTCCAATATGTCGAAACTGGAGGACGGCAAGCCTGTCTATCGGGAGGACGGGAAAGTGTTGAAGTCATCCAGTTATAAACCTGCGGACTTATCTTTTTTGGAATGAAATACGAATTCACAGCCCACTGGAACCGTGACACAAAGGAATTGAAGATAGTGAATTTGCAGCTCCTAATCGAACGGCTTTCCGAGGAGCAGAACACCTGCTACCTTGACGGAACTCTGGAAGAAGAATTCCAATGGAAATCCGACGAACAGCGTGGGTATCTCTTTGCTGAGATTGGCGTAAAGGCTTTGCTTGGGTACAGGTCAAGGGGTACAAACATCAAGTGCAAAGAAATGGCACTTGACTACTTGATGTTGGAGCCTGAGATTGACTGTGTGAACAGGATAATAAACGAAACGACAGGCGAAGTATTGGCGAGGGTTCCGAAGAGCATAGCCAGCCTTTCCAAGCGGCAGACTAGGGACTTTATTTCGGATGCAGTACAGTTTATCGAAATAGACCTTGGGGTGCAGGTGGATTCACCGGAAACTTGGAAGGAGAGAAGATTGAGTAAAAAATAAAATCAAAATGCTACCAACTAAAAAATCCCGGCAAAAGCCCCGAATCCTTCTCTCCGACATCACCAAGCAAATAGAGGAAGAGTTCGGAGGAATAGCCGTCAACGACAGGCAACAGCCGAACATCAAGGTAAAAAAGGTATTCTGCTGGCTAGCACTCGAACTCGGCCACAACCCTGTGCTCGTCGGCGCTCGATGCGGACTGAACAGGGCGTCGGTGATACACCATCACAAGGCGATGAAGGACTTGATTAAGTTTGTGGGGACGGCAAAAGAGATGATAGATGAAGCAAGTATTTGAATTTGATTTCGCCCTGGCTGGCCTGAACGGTTCCAAGGGGCTTATGCAGAAGCATTGGTCAAAACACGCAAAGACCAAGGATTCGCTTTTGACGCAGGTATTGGAGAAGGAGCCAAGGTGCCACGATGGGCAGGTGAGGATAACTTACACAAGGAGGTCAAGTAAGATGATGGACTGGGACAATTGCATGGCGAGCCTCAAGCCAATTTTAGATGCCTTCGTGAAAGCGGGAACCATTAAGGACGATTCCCCTAAGTTCATCCCAGAGCAGCCGAAGCTGACACAAGAGATTGGGTCGGCATTTACACGCATCATCATCGAAGATTTGTAAAACACCTAATGCCTTGGGTTTAGTGTTTTTGCATGGGCAGGCTCTTCGGAGCTTGCCTTTTTCATTTTAATCCCGTAGCTTTGGATAGTGTTAGTTTTAGGTTAATTAAAATTTGCATGGACAGGGCGGCCAAAGGTCGTCCTTTTTTTTCACGTAATTCAACGTTTTGAGTTTAAAAAATCTCAGCAGTGCAATGGCCCTGCTTTTGTTGCCAACCTATTTAGCAAGTGTTACTTCGGACGGGGCGTTTTCAGCCCCTGTGGCTTGTCAGGAAGCCTATTCGGAAGATGTGTATGCCCTGGCAGCGATTCTCTACTCAGAATGCCGTGGGGAGCCAAGAGAAGGCAGAATGATGGTCGCCCATGCAGTGCGCAACCGGGCGAAATACAAAGGAATAAGTGTGGAGATGGCCACCCGTTCAGGGATGAAGGGCGGAAGGCTCGAACCGGAGCTGGTCGAGGAGGCAGCGATGTGGCTGCAAGGAGAGGTCTGTCACGGTTATCGTCATTGGCTGAACACGAAAACAGCGACAGACCTCAAGTGGAAGCGGTATGCGTTAACTAGGTGTGGAGTTGTCGTCGGAAGGCATTTCTTTTTCTGACTTGCTGGGATTTTTTAGTCAGTTAGGAGCGTAGCCAGGATTCGGTATCGACCAGTCAAGTCAATCTTGGCAAAATCTTCATCCAAATCTGATAACGCACCTATCAATCGGTATGGCTCATCCCTTTCAACACAGTTTCTTGCCTTTCCAGTTATTGACATCGTAAGTTCAGTGCTAAACTCTGGGCAAATCTCTTTGATTGTCTTGTAGGTTTTATGAACCCTGCTTGTCGGAACAGGATGACCCATTGCGTCAAATCCTGATAAAGTATTTTCCATTTTTATTGATTTGATTGTTAAAAAATCCCGGCCAATCACCTGACCCGCCGGTAGAGTTCCACTTTCTTCTTCGCTTTAAGTATCTCAGCCTCTGTCATCTCCTTCATCGGAAACATGGACTTGTTTATCCACACCTCCTTGTGTTCCGGGAAGCCGACGGCCCTTACTGTCCAGCAGCCGCCGACTTCTCCGGTTATCAAACATTTCCTTCCAAACAGCCAGTTTGTGGTGATGGCTGTGTATGTGAATATGGTTCCTATCATTTCAAATTTCGACAATCTTGTGAGGTTGATTGTGTATCACATTTTCAAGTACAGTGCCGTCGTCAAGTTTTACGGAGAAGTCAGGCATTATCGTGCCATAGAAATGGCCAACGTACCTTACCCTATTCCCTTCCTTGAAGTTCCTGTCCCGACCTCTTATCTGGTCGAACACGGTGATAATTCTTCTTTCAAATTCTCTTTTCATTGCCGGGATTTTTTAAGAAAGATTCCAAATCTTCCTCAGTTTCAAATTCAATTTCAGAATCAACGGATGGGTAGTATTTTATTTTGCCCTTCCCGACGTACTTAGTCACTCTAAATGCTCCGGTGTTAGCACATTTGTACTGGGAGTTCCCTCCCGATATTCCAGCGCCATCATACCTACCGCTAAAATGAGCTTGAAACTTCCAATCAAAAAAGGTATTCATGTTGTGGTACTTTTACGGCCAATCAGCCAATCTGGTTCATGAAATCTTCATCGGTAGTCCCCCATCCCTTTCGGTACGGGTATTCATCCTTGGCCAGCAACGGCCTATTGCGCCTGCTTAGGAGTATCTGGGAGCAGACGTTGGCTGCGTCGTCCTCATTGTATTTCCTGAACTTGGATTCGAGGGAGTGGAGTTCTTCGTCCGTGTGCTTGGACAGTTTCTCGTTCAGTGTGGATTTGAATTTGTCGAACAGCATAGTTGTGGGTATTTGTGCCTTCACCTGAACAGCTCGTACAGAATTACTGCTTGGGCTGTGAGCAGGATGAGGCGGATTAGATTCTTCATTTTCCGGGATTTTTTAGTCGTTATTGTTGACAGCTTTTTCAAACTGCCTGTCCATCGAAACCTTGGCCCGAAGGAACTCGCTACGCTTTTTCTCTCCGATGCCCTCTATGAGCCACGCAGCCGCATTGTGCAGGAAGGAGCCTTTCTCCATGTTGTCGTACATCCACTGAACGTAGTCCTTATCTTCCTTGAACACGTCCTTCAATTTCCGGCCTTTGTATTTTCCAAAATTCAGTTTAGTTTCCTTGGCCATGATAAGTGGTTTCCAGCCGATGCTCCCCGATAAGTTCGTTCAGCATCCGCTCCATGATTGATTTTATTTCTTCGGCTTCTGATTCTTTACAGATTATGCTGTCGTGCTTTGAGAAACACTTGTAGCCCATGATGAACAGTTCGTGAAGCACCCTGTCAATGACCACTGCGCTCTCGTGCTGCTGCATGGTGTCGGCAAGGAATGACTTTCCATGCTGCTTTTTAAGAGCATCCAGTTCCTCTATCAGGCCGGGGAACTCTTGGGTCAAGGCAGACTTCACCCTTGATTTTGCCCTGTGGCTGGAATACAATGCCCTGAACGTGGCAATCTTGGCCTCTGAACGGGTTTCAAGCC